ATGACGCGAGCTTACAGCTATCTCCGTTGCTCGACCCCGGAGCAGCTTCGGGGCGACAGCTTCCGACGCCAGGCCGAAGGATCCGCTCGGTACGCCGCCGAGAACGGCCTGATTCTGGACGACACCCTCGACCTCAACGACCGAGGCATCAGCGCGTTCAAGGGCGCCAATCGAGATGCATCACTCGGCAGGTTCCTTGCGGCGGTCGAGGAAGGACGTGTCGCCAAAGGATCCTACCTTCTCGTTGAGAGCCTAGACCGCCTGAGCCGCCAGACGGCCAGGAAGGCGCTGCGCACGCTTGAAGAGATCGTGGAAGCCGGAATTACCGTTGTCACGCTCTCCGATCGCGCCGTCTACACGGTAGAGGCGATCGACAACGACCCTCTCGCTTTGATGCGCGCGCTGCTCGTCATGATGCGGGCGCATGAGGAATCGAGCCTCAAGTCCACCCGCGTTGCCGGCGCCTGGGCGAGGAAGAGAGATCGCGCCAGGCAGAGCGGCGAGGCGATGACGCGACGCTGCCCTGGTTGGCTTGAGATCAAGGACGGCCGTTACGTCCAGATCGAGAACCGCGCCGTAATCGTCAGGTGGCTCTTCGAACAGGCGATCTCTGGCCGCGGCAAGAGAACCCTCGCTGCCGAGTTGAACCGCCGCTCCGAGCCTGTATGGGGTCGAGGCAAGCGGTGGCACGACAGCTACGTCCAGAAGATCCTGGCGTCCGTGGCGGTCTTCGGACGGCATGCGCCGCTCGCCGGCCGCGAGGCGCCGATCGACAACTACTTTCCGGCCGTGGTGGACGAGGACACATATTGGCGCGCCCAGGCGGCTCTCGGCACCCGGCGCACGTCCGGAGCCACGGCCGAGATCGGGCGCAGCGGAAACGTGTTCCACGGCATCGGCGTTTGCCAGACTTGCGGCGGCGCGATGCACTTCGTTGACAAAGGCGCACGCAGCCATGGTCCAGTTCTCGTCTGCGGCGAGAGCCGGGTCGGCCAGTGCGAAAACACGGATCGATGGCTTCCGGACTCGACCCGGTTGATCTGCATCGCGGCGCTCGACATCGAGGGATCCGGCTACTCGACATCGCAGGAGACGGCCCGCGCTGCGCACGATGCGGTCGTGACGGCGAAGACGCGGGTCGAGGCGTTCGAGCGCCGGGCAGCATCGCTCATGGAAGCCATCGCGGCCGGCGCGGGCGCATCCCTGGCAGCAGCTCACGCCGCGGCCGAGATGGATCTTGCGACCGCCCGGCGATCCCTGGCCGATGCCGAGGCCGGGTTACGCGCGGTGACGCCGAGCGGCGACGACACGGAGTGGATCCTAGAGCTGCTGCGCGGCCAGGTTGAAGACCCGAAGACATGGAACAAGAACATGGCTGCGGCGCTCACGCGGACGGTCAAAAAGATCGAATTCGGCCGGGAGGGCTCAGTCAGGATCGAGCGCAGGAACGGCACGACCGCTAGCGCGGAGTTCCCGCACGGCTTCTGGCGACGCCGCGGCGAGATCCTGGTCGAGCACAATGCAGGGTGGTGGACGAGTGAGCGTGGGCCGGACGGCCGGCAGCGGAAGCGAGGCAAGAAATGACATGTATGTCAGCTTGTGGGACTTAAGCTGACATACATGTTAGTCCATTTTCCGTTTGTCTCTTTCGTTCTCGACTGGAATCCTGATCACAGTTGCCGCTTGCACCGATCACCGCGTGGTGATGTCAGGCCGGCGACCAGTGCAAAACCAAGGTCCCCGTGGGACCCAACGGATGAAACGATCATGCGCCCTGTAACCGGCGACTGAATGGGCCGAGCCCGGGAGGTCCGCGTATGTGGGCCGCAAGACGCCAGATCGCGAGGTCTGGCGTTTTTGTTTTCAGCGTCTCCCAGGCTTCCTCCGCATCGCGTTTACGCATCACTCGAGGTTCCGTGCTATCCACGGCGCCATGACCAAGCACCTGCTCATATCCGACCGCCCCACGACGCCACCCATCCCGCGTTGACGGCCGTCTCATGACGGCCTTGGAGCCGTCCTATGAGCAACGACTTTGAATCCTGCATCCCCGAAATTCCGCTGAAGATTTCCATCGAGCCGGACATCTGCGACCTCGCGATCCTGTCCGCGCTGCGCCGTGTCGGCCTGCCCGATGCGATCCGCGCCGCCAGGGAGGACCTGCCCGCACTCATCGGCGTCACGCTGCCGACCGATTACGAAGTTTCCACGGCGATCGGCGTGATTCGCAGTGTCTTTTTCGAAGGCATCGACACGATGCCGGATCGCAAGACCCTGACGACCGACACCGTCCTGGTTCTCCTCGGCATGCGGTCGCAAGGCAGCGCGCTGAGCAACCCTGGGCTGACCGTTGTTGTTGCCGACGCCGGCGAGGTCGAGCGCGGCGCGGTGTGGCATGTGTCCGAACTCGCGGACCGCAGGATCGACGTGACGGTATGCGCGTCCGACATCCGGCGCGCGATCGCGCAAGCGTATCCCGAACTCGCCAACGAGCCGTTCGAGATCCACGACAACGCGTCTGTCAATGACCTCTCGAAGTTCCTGCATGAGAGCGTCACTGGTCATCAGCTCGTCCGGGCCGTGAACAAGATGGCCAAGCGCCGTCAGGCGAAGAGCGAGCAGCTGAAGCGCGATGCAGAGCCTGCGAAGACTGCCAGGAAGATCACTTTCCCGGTCACCGAGCCTGGCGGCATCTCGCTGTCCGAACTGCCGGGATTCTCGTCTGCGCGGCCGTGGGCAATGCAGTTGGCTTCCGACCTGCAGGCATACCTGCGCGGTGAGATCCCGTGGTCGGAGATCGACCGCGGCGCCCTGCTCGTCGGCCCGCCCGGATGCGGAAAGTCCACGCTCATGCGCAGCCTCGCATCCACGGCCGGCGTGCCGATGATCTTCACCGGGTTTGCCGACTTTTCGAACGTGGGCGAAGGCCACATGGGAACGATCCTCAAGGGGATCTCGGCCCTGTTCACGCAGGTCGATGATCTCCTGCAGGAGCGCCGGGCCGTCATCGTGGCGATCGATGAGATCGACTCCGTGCCGCCGCGCGGAACAGGAGACCACTCCGACTACTGGGGTCCTATCGTCAACGCGTTCCTGGCTGCGATCAACGGCCGTCCGGGCATGATCGTCGTTGGCACAGCGAACAGCGCAAACGTAGACCCGGCGCTTGTTCGCCCAGGCCGGATGGACCGCGTCATCAAGATCGCGAATCCTGGTAGCGACGAGATCGCGCCCATCCTGCGCCACCACATCGGACACGATGTTACCGGCCTGGGATCGGTCTCTGGCATCCTGCGCGGCTCGTCCGCTGCCGACCTGGAGCAGATCGCTCGCTCAGCCCGGCGACGCGCCCGCAAGTTCGGTCGCATCCTGAGCATGGACGACATCAACGCTGTGATCGATGAGATGCGGCCCCGGATCGTTGATGCTGACCTGGCGTACCAGATCGCGTTCCATGAAGCCGGGCATGCCGTCGCGCAGCTCTCAAGTCCGCATGTCGTTGGCGTCGATATCACGCTTTCCGAAACCTACTGCGCTGCCCGCGCGGAGTGCCGGGACGGATCCGATTTCCAGTCGATCGGATACTTGAGCTCGCGCCTGGTCGAGCTTCTTGCCGGCCGCGTTGCCGAGCGCAGGCATTGCGGAACCGTGAGCCGCGGAGCCGGTGGTCAGGAGGCCGAGAGCGACTTGCGCCGGGCTACGAGGATCGCTATCGAGCTTGAGACGCAGCACGGCGTCGGCGTCACCGGACTCGTCCACGTGACGGATGACAAGGACCACGCGCTGCTGAATCCGCGCATCCATGATGCCGTGCGGAGGAGGCTCGAAGACGCGCAGACCGCAGCCGAGCGGCTGATTGATGATCGATGGCACGTTGTCGGCGCACTGGCACTCGCCCTGGTACGAGACCGTTACATCTCGTCTGAGCGCGTGAAGGAGATCGTGGAGCGGGCAGATGCCGTGAAGCGTCAGGCCGACGTTGTGCTTGCGGCCGATCTTGACGAGGCGGCGCTCAGCGAGAGCCTGTAAACGAGAAGACCCCGGTCGATGCCGGGGTCTTTCACTTCGAACTCAAGATGACGATCACTCCCGGCCGACGTGCTTGCGGACCCAATCCCAGTTCGGTTCCGGCTGCTTGATGCCGCGCTTGCAGATCTCGTTCACGATGCTCAGTCGGGTCTCGATCGCGTTGCGCTCTTCCTGCGCGATCTTGATGACCGCCTCGTCAACCCAGGCCGGCAGCTTGACGTTGCCGGAGAGCCACTGCGTGAGCAGCCGGACCGACATCTTGTGCCGCGGGTGGTGGATCGCCAGGGCGCGGGCCATGGGCGACTGCCACTCCCGGCCGAAGATCGCCTCGCCCTCGAAAGCAAGCTGCTTCGGCGTCATCACGCGACCTCCTCGGTCTTGACGCTGACGCGCGCGAGGACGTTGCTGACGCTGACGAAGCAGTCCATCCACCGGCTCATCTCGGAGCTGACGTATTCCGCAACGCGCTTGTCCTTGATGCGCTCAACGACCGGCGCGTCGGCGAGGTGCTTTGCGAACTTGCAGGCGCCGAGCCACGACAGATGGTCGATGCTGACGCAATTGACGGCATCCTGGGCGACGCAATCGAGCTGCTCCTGCGTCAGCTCGACCTCGACATCCTCCTGGACGGCCGGGTCGAAGCCGTTCTTCAGGAAAATGTACGACGTGCTGCCGCTGCTCACCATGTAGAAGGCGAGGCGCTCGCTGTGGCTGAGAACGATCTTCATGGTCTTGCTCCTTTGCTCCATGCCGTGTTGGCATTATCCTAGATATAGGAGAATGTGGTCATGGCGCAAGGGCCACCTGAGAAAAAAGTGAAGTGTCGAGCAAGGTTCTATTATAACCGAACTTCTGGCGAAAGTTCTGCTATAATAGAACGAGGCCGCAGCGTTCACTGCGGCCTCGTTTATTCGAATTCGCGGAGCTTATCGGCCCGCGCGCCCAGGTCGATCCGCAGCCGCCTGGCGAGGTTGCGGACGGCCGGCTCGACCCAGTCCGGGATCCCGCGCTCTCGCGTCACCCAACGCTGCACGATGCGGTAGGTGACGATAGCCCGGGACGGATTGTACGGCGTCAGGGCGCCAGCGAGGTCGGACTTCCAGGAGACCCCGAAAGCCGCCTCACCGAACTTCTCCAGGCGCTCAGGCGTCAGCATTGGCGAGTTCCTGCCAGAGCCGTTTGCCGCCTTTGTTCGTGACCGTGGCGACCGCCAAGACATTGTCCATCTCGATTCCGTACTTCGCGTACGCCTCGTCGTAGCCCATGAAAGCGGTGCTCAGGTTGCGACGCAGCATATTGTCGAAGTCGGTCATCTTGCGAACGACCCAATCGGACGTGATCGCGCTGACGCTGAAGTTGATGCGCCAAGCGAGGTGAGCCAGGTCATTTTCCGCGATCTCGGCGTCGTTGAGACCGTGGCGGTCAGCGGCCACGCTGATTTTGCAGATCTCTCCAACAATGGTGTCAAGCTGCAGGCGCAACGCGTTGGCCTTCTCGGCATCAGCGTTCATACCCATCTCGCGCAGCGCCGTCACGGCGGCGACAAGCGTGTTGGACGCATCGTTAGCCTGTTCAAATGCGCAGTGGATAGCCTTTGTAGCGGTCTTCTTCGTCGTATTGCTCATTGTCCTGCTCCGTTGTCTGCAAAGTTGAAAAAGGGCGGCGAGGTCATCGCCGCCCAGGGTTGCATCAGGCCCAGTCGATCTCCGGGTCCTCGTCGTCGTTCAGCGACTCGTACTCGTCGCGCAGGTACTGCAGCTCGTCGGCCGTCATCTCGCGGCGCAGGCCGTTGTAGATCTCGTGGTCCAGGGCGGCGTTGAAGTACGCGACGAAGTTGTACTCCGAGCGCGTGTAGTTGTTGCACATGATGTCTTCGTCGGCGCCGTCGTTGATGTGCGCGGCGACGCGGTCGAGCAGCGCGCGGCGGCTGATGCTGCCGCTGAACGTCTTGCCGTATGCACGGTGCAGCTCGGTGCGGACGGCGTCCTCGACGTGGGCGGGGAACTTCTCGGCGGTCTTCGTAGCCATTGTCTTGCTCCTGACAAGGTGTTGTGGCGAACCCATGGACATACATATATGACCACTCGGATCATGTCAACGGCCGGGCGCAAGAAATCGCGAAAGGAAACTTAAGGCCGCTTTAGTTTCCTTTCGACGGCCGGGGCGATCATGCGCCGGTACTCTGCCGCCGAGATGCGCTCCTGCGCATATCGAGGTAATTTAAGCTTAATTACACTAGCGCCTAAAGAGATCCACGAAACAGGTGTCCAGCGGATTCAGTAGAGGTCTTCACAAAAGGAAAATCGCACGTGCTCAGGACTGGGCTGTGCAATCAAAGAGCTTGAGGATGCCGTCATATCTACGCCTCGGTCGCGTCGCTCGTCACCCGCTGCCTAGTGTTGAATGCCGTTGGCAGCCCCTGGGCGCCGCGTCCTTTCCCGGTCCCCGGGTGCGGCTTGTGATCCCCCTGCATCGGCAGGTACTCCTCCGGGACGTCGGCCAGCTTGACTGGCGGCGGAACCGGCAATCGGCGTGGCGGCATGAGGCGCAGCGGAGTGTCGATCGGCGCGGCCAGAAGTTGCACCCTGATCGCCCTGGCAAGGATCTCGGCGATAAGGGATGGGACCGCGTTCCCAAGCATCCTCTGCATCTCGGTGCGGCCGCACTCGATCTTGAGCCCGTCCGGGAAGGTCTGGATCCGGCACATCTCCTCGAAGGTGAGCTTTCGGCTGTTCCAGTGGAACGGCCCGATGGCGCTGCCGGGCTGCGCCTGGACCGTCCAGGATGGTAGCCGCTTCGAGAGCTTCAGAAGAAACGACCAGTAGCGGGTGCGCCATCCAAAAAGCGGAAGGCCTCCACCGCGCGGAGTGTGCCACAGGTAGTTCTCGCCTTCGGGAATGGAGGGCAACAGGTCGCCCCACTTCCCCCCGATGCGCAAACCATCAAAGTCGTTCGGCTCGGCGAGGTCGCCTATCGCGTCCCATGCCGTCATGAACGGCTCGCGCGGCCCGGCGAAGAGGTCCCGCGCTCCTTTGTCGACACCAACATGCGTCGGCTCAGGGAAGCGGAACTGACGGCCGTCCCGCGAGCCGACGATGAAGACGCGCTCGCGGATCTGCGGGACGCCGTATTCAACACATCTGATGACGCGCCATGTAGGCTGATAGTTCGTGCCCACGGCCTCGTTGATGTTCCGGACCCCCTCCAGCAGCAGCTGAAGGCCTTCGTCCTTGCCCTCGTACGCGAGGCCCCCAACGTTCTCTAACAGGAAGACCTTGGGCCGCGTATCCCGCAGGACCCTCAGGTATGCGGCGAGCGTGTTGGCTCGCGGGTCGTCCAGGCGCAGTGTGTCACCCCGGACCCAGTATGACGACTTGGAGAACGGCTGGCAGGGAGGCCCGCCAATTAGCATGTCGGCCTCGCCCGCTGCCAGCCTCCCTTGCCGCAGGATCTCCTCTGACGTCACCTGATGGACATCACCCTCGATCACCGCCCAGTCCGGCCGGTTGAGGCGCATCGCCCGGCAAGCGAACCGGTCCCACTCCAGGGCCACGCGCGTTTCGAAACCGGCCTCTTCGAACCCAAAGTCCAGGCCGCCGATGCCGCTAAAGAGACTGATTGTTTTGAACATGAAGGGATTCTAACCGGATCCGGTGAGCGTCTGTTAACCCTGAAGTCGCACCATCGTCGTCCCATCCACAGGGAAGACGGTAGGGCGCGGTGCTCCGACTCGATGGAACGTTAGCAGAACATATCCTTCGCGAGGAAGCAGCCAAAGCTTTGCAGGATCCAGGCGACGCGGCATGGATCAAGAAGGTCGAGCGCCTTTCCGATATGTGCGAGGCCTCCGGGATGCGGACGCACATCGCCTTCCTCGGTACTGCTCTTCTGGCGAAATCAGTCGACCGGAGAGCGGACCTCTACTGGATCAAGCCCAAGCACGCCAGCGAGGCACCGAACGCGTTCTCGGCAAGATCGTTTGCGCACGGCATCCTAGTCCCAATGTCCGCTGCGTTAGGATTCAGCCTCGGCGTGACCGGACGGGAGCCGCTCAACAACCAACCGTACTTCCGCATGACCCGCTTGGACGACGGCACGCCGGTGCACCAGGCAAGCAAACCTTCTTTCGACTACATGCTGACGCTCATCAAGGAGCTTCAGGACGTGCCTTCGGAAGCAATCGCTCGTGACGCGCTGCGCGCCTACATCACCGTGCGCACTCGGTACCAAACTCGCTACGGCGCCTCATCTGGAGCGTTCGCGATCACGCCGGAAGCGCTGCTTTCGGTGATCGCGACCTTCGTGAGCGAGACCTCGGAAGGTGGGAAGCGAGCTCAGGCCGTCGTCGCCGGTCTCTTCGACGTCGTCGTCGGCGAAGAGCGCGTGATATCGGACCGGATCAATGACCCGTCGCGCCGGCATCCGGGCGATGTTGTCGTCATGGATGATGAGATCGTCGAGAAGGCGATCGAGGTGAAAGACAAGCCGGCGTCCGAAAGCGACATTCAGCTGTTCGCCCGCAAGTGCGTATCCAAAGGCACTCGCGAGGCGGCGTACGTGATGGTTTCAAGGACGCAAGCACCGCTAAACGAGCCGGGTCTACAGCGGTGGGCTGCCGACCTGGGCATCGGCCTCACCCTCTTCCACGGCTGGCCGGAGCTGGTGACGCAGGCGCTGTTCTGGGCTCCGGCTCCACGTCATGAAGCGGCCGTTGCAGTTGCCGAGCGTGTGCGTGAACGTCTCGTCGGCGTCGAGGCGAACCCAGAAAGTGTGAGTCGGTGGGAGGCCCTGATCGCGCTCAATGCGCCAAAGACAAGGCCCTAGGACACCAGCTTACGCCGCCTCGCGCACCCCAAGCAGCTGCCGGTGATTCCAGAGCGCGATCAACGCCGCATCGGCGCGCCCGCAATCCTTCTTGCGAGCGAACAGCTGAGCCCGTGACGGCCAGAGGTCGAGTGCCTTCAGCCTGGCGTCGTCCTTCTCCTTGCCAGCAAGGCCGAGCGCACGCTTCCACACGGTCGGCTGCACGTATTCCTTGCCGTAGCCGAGAGCCGCCACGGCGCCATCAACGACGCCCGCCGAGAGGCCAAACTTGAAGGTCGAGCTGACGCCCTGCCCCGGCATCGAGTGCACCTCTTCGATCACCACGAGGTCAGGCCTTGCGGAATGGAACAGGTCAATCAGCAGCCCGGCAGCCACTCGGGACCCAGCCACCGGCATGTCCCAAGTGTCCAACAGGCGACCGTCCTCGATGAGCGCGAGCGCACCAGACAGGCCGGGGTCGATGCCGAGGATTTTCACGCTGCGCACCCCTCTTCGAAGCCGAACTCGGCGTCTTTAGCGCGCTCAATCCAGGGGTCGTCATCGCGGTGCTCGTTGTCGATCCTCCGCTTCATGCTAGCGACCATCTCCTTCAGCGTATCCTCCCCGCTAGAGAAGCTGTCGAGGGCGATCCATCCATCGCTGAGCCGGGTGACCGTGAAGTATGTCATCATCCACCCTCCCAGGCATTGCTCCCGGGAGACACGGATCTCGTAGCCGCGATGCTGCGCGGTCAATTCCTTGCTCATGGTCTCATCCTTTCTTTCCCGGAAATCACATCTCGCGCCCGCGTCGTCAGCCGGATCTTCTCGTCGTCCCGCAGCCGGCCGGGGTCCGCGATCAGAGCGAGCGACGCCGCTTCGTTGACCGGCAGGCCGCGCTCGGTCGCATCGCGCAGCGTGATGCCGTTGCGGGAACCTGCGGCGGCGAGGAGTTCGAGGATGGCGCGGTCGCGCTCACTCATCGTTGCCCAGCTCCACGTCCAGGAACTCGACCTGCAACCTCGCGATGCCAACGAACAACGTGTGCGAACTCCCAGGCTCGCCCTGCCACGATGTCCGGATGCGCCCGACGCCATCGACGGTCACGACCGCGACCGCCCGCGTGTCTCCGGCGCGCGCGATCTCAAGCTCGGCTTCAAGCGTCTCGACGGCCGGAGCGTATGGCTCAGGCGGCGTCTCTGCGACGAGGCGCGGCGGCAGCGTGATGACGTTGTCGCTCACGGCACGACCTCGCGGCCCGGCAGCACGATCTCGAACCCATCCGATTCAGACAGCGCAAGCCAGGCGATCAGGCGCCCGGCTGCGGCCCTGCGCTCCATCGCATAGAGCGCGGCGACCGTAGCGGCCGCGTAAGCCGGCGATGCCCTGGCGCGGTCGTGAACGGCGACCTCGGCCGTCACGTCACCGTCCGCGTAGCCCTGCGCATGCTCCATGGCGGCGGCGTTCATGCTGGCGCGGACTGGGTAGAGAAAGTCGCTCATGCGCCGTCGTCTTCGTTCAAGACTTCCTGCTCGCGCCGGGCAACGACTTCGCGCGCCTGCCGAAGCAGGTCGCCCTCGACATCATTCGCAGGTTCCTTGCCTTCCATGGCCTCGATGAACGCGAGAGCGAAATCGTATTCACGATCCCTATTGACTTCCTCTTCCGTCTGTGGGCGCAGGTCACGGCAATCTGCGGACAACTCGCGCTCGACTTTTGCAATGAGCGCTTCGTCGTCGGCGCGCTGCCGGGCGGCGAACAGGCGATCCACCTTATCTTTCTGCGCATCTACGTACGCGAAGATCCGCTTGCGCACTTCCGGCTCAAGCTTGTCGCGGTTGTCGATGAGCGTTCCGACGAGCCAGGCGTCGATCAGCAGGCTGCACGACGCCATGATGTGCGCGAGATGGTGCGTGCCGTCATCGGCCTCGTCCTCACCCATCGCCCAGGCGTCCAGGTGCCTCTGCAGCGCGCCGATATACGTGATCGCGTCCGGTGCATTCGTGCGCCAGTTCACCCTGCCGTACTTGTTCGCTCCGTCGCGGTTCGCGACAGCCTGCACCATGCGCGCCGGGACCGGGATGACGGTTTGGTTCAGGCGACTGGCGCCGTGAGCGAACTTGGGATTGGTGGAACCGTCAGACATTCTCAACCCTCCATGTGCCAGACGATCCACCCATTCGGATAGGATGGCCCGTATGCGACGATGTCGCGGTAGCGCCGCTTGTGCTGCCCGAAGGCAATGACGACGCCGTTCTCAAGGACGGCGATGCGGTCAGGCACGTTGGCAATGATCGGGTCTGCGAGGACGGTGTCCTGAACGGCATGGACGGCCTTCATCACGCGGTCGTCAGCCTCGTCGCCGGTGTGAATCAAAGGACGCGCTTCAGAGAGGAGGAATTGCCAGAAGGCCGCTGCGTCGGTCATGGCGCGGTTGAGATCAGACATCACGCAACATCCTTCCCTTGCACCACGCGCCCAGGCGCGATCTCCATTGCGAAATCAAGAATCCCACGCAGGGGTCTTCTGCGCCTCACGCGCTGCCGCAATCGCACGATCAATGAGCGTCATGGCGTGATCCAGGTTCTCCTTGGCCTCGTCGCGCTCATCCCTGGCCTCGTCGCGCTCCTCGGTCAGCCGGCGCACGTCGGCGCGGTGCCAGAGAGCAACGACGACCGCCAGGACGGCCGTGCCGAGAGCGATGTAGAAAGGCAGGTCGAGCATCACGCGGTCTCCGTGCGTCCATAGCGAATGACGAGGTAAAGCCAGACGGTCGCCGCGGACGTGACGCCCAGTCCGGCAACAGTCGAAGTCCATTGTCCAAGGTGCGGGTAGTAGACGAGGTTCCAGAGACCCCACGACCAGAAGAACAGCGCGGTCGTCCAATGGTAGCCCACGATCTTCTTGGCCCGCCAAGCCGACAGGATCGACGGCAGCAGGAAGAACCCGCCGCAGAGTTCGAAGGATGCGTTGATGAAGTCCATCACGCCACCGCCCTCTTCTGATGCACGAAGAACCGGCTGACGAACTCCGTCGTCGCCCGGTTCACATCCCAGTCCTCGCGCACCCGCTCGACAATGATGTCCTTCGGAACCCAGGTGCGCCTCTCAGGTTTCAGCTCGTCGAGGCCGTAGATCAGCGCGTCCTGGAACAAGTGGTAGTTGTCGGCTTCCTTGATGACCTCATGCCACCGGCCGAAATCGACGCCGAAGCGACGCTCAATCTCGCGGTCGATCTCGGCCTCGATGTCCTTGATCGCGTCGGTCCCGGCGTGGACCTTGACGGAGACCTTCAGCGGCCGCGTGTTGTCGCCCACGAAGCTCTCATGGGCATCGTGCAGCAGCGCAGCCATCGCGGCGTCATGGTCGCCAGTGCGCTCGAAGACGCGGTCGCAGACAAGGCAGGAGTGCTGCCCGACCGAGATCCATCCGTCCACATGACCGTTGAAGCGGCAGATGCGGGCGAGGGAGTGCGCGATCGTGTCGATGCCGACGCGCGACAGATCAGGCTTCAGGATGTTGAACATCGAGCCGTTGACGAGACCCATCCAGGTCTCGTTCCAGGCCCAGTCGGCAATGGCGGTCGGGTTGCTCGACATCAGACGGAATCCTTGTTGATCAGCCCGGCCGCGAGGATCTGGGAAGCAATCACGCCACCGAGCGCAGGCATCCTGCAGTCGCGCTTCCGCGCTTCTCGCCGCACCTTTTCGTGCCTCGGCGTCTTCACAGGCTGCGCAGCTTTCCGCGCCTTGTGAGCCGCCCGGCGCTGACGATCAGGATCGCTCATCACTTGCTCCCGCCGCCTGTCCGCGGCCCCTTGGTTGATTGCGCCTGGCGCGGCAGCTTGACCTGCCTGGGCGCGCCGGATGCGTTGCGGTGACCGTGGGTGATCTTGGGCATCACCGCGCTCCCACGCGTTGCTTGCCGGTCTCAGTCTTGAGCATCCTGGCCATCATCCAGACGCTGCTCAGGCTCGTAGCCGCCACGTAGACCACGCCGGCCGCAGCGATCTCGCCGTAGGTGCCGTGCTCAATCGCGCGCCAGACCGTCGAGCCGATGATGATCTGCGTGACGAACCAGATGCCGTTGGACGCGATCGACCACTTGGCGTGGTGCGCGACATCGCCGCTGTTCCGGGACCGCGAGACGGCCGTGAAGGCGGCGTTCTGAACGAAGGCGACGAAGGCCAGGGCGAGGAGCGTGAGGGCGAAGGTCATTGGGAAACCTTGCCGCGCTGAACGCGGAACCACGTGCCGGACAGGTTCAGATGGCAGTTACCGTCCTCAAACTTGGCTTCGTAGCCATGCTGATACGCAAATTCCTTGCAGTCGTAGCGTGCATCCATCTCCGCTACATTGGCCACCGGGCAGTCCTTATAGTCCGGGCCGCAGACGGCCTTGGCGCGGTCGGGTGTGTAGATGGTAGAGAGGCCGCGAACCTCTCCCCAGACCGTCCGCTCGCGGTAAATGGCTCCAGCAAGGCGATCACATTCCGCGACGCTCTGAACGCGGTAGTAGCGATCAGGCTCCGTGTATCCTGCGATGTTGCGGGGGAACCAGATGTTGCAGACGATGATGGCGGCTTCGATCATTGTCAGCTCCCATACCCCGGCGCCCAGAAACACGGCTTCCGCTCGGTATCCAGGATCACGTTGTTCGTGCTCTCGTATCGGCAGATGTGGAACTGGCCGTCCGGCGAGTGCTTGGCCTCGGCGTACGGAATCAGGGTTCCGTCAGACAGCAGGTATCCGTCCGGCGTCTCGCGGACGCTCTCGACCGGCACCGGCCGGCAGTCGCGGTCGTGGCAGCAGTCCGTTGGATACCAGGAGTGCGCGTGCGCCTGCGTCGAGATCAGTGCGGCAAGCACGAAGACGGTAAGCTTTGCGGGCGAGAGATTCATCGGTTGCTCCTCCGATGAACTATCGGTCTCACCCAAGTACGAAAGAGACAAATGGAAAAATTACTTTGAAAACGGAAGGATTCGGGAATGCGAAAGCCGCCGCGGGGTGGCGCGGCGGCTGCAGGAATTGGATGCCGTCAGGCCAAGGGCTGCTCGGTGAAGCCGATGATGACGGACGGGTCGGCATCCTTGGCCATGGCGGCGAGATCTTCGTCCGACACGTTGCCGAGAATGATGTCTTCCGGCAGCGCGATCCGTTCCGGCTGAAACACGGCCCTGTTCGCGGCCATGAAACCTTCCTGAATGTGCGTCCGGGCAATCGACACCCAGCCGTAATCGAGGCCGGCCGTGGACTGTAGCGTGTCGAGCTGACGCAGGACGCGCTCTTCGAGCTGCTTGTTTTGGTTGACCAGGTCGATCTTGTCCTGGCTCTGAGACTTGTAGCCGGCGACTGGGAGGCCGGCGATCGGGGTCGTCATAGTCTACTCCTTCGCGGCGTCACGCCGCCTGTTGAGATTCACTTGCGGCGCTTGAATGCTCCGAAGTCTTCTTCTGGATTCCTGTAAGCCACGACCAATTCCTGCCCGTCATAATCAACGAGATGGTCGTGATCGGCACTCCAAGCAATGAATGAATTTTGTCGTACAAGGCTCCAGACCTTCGCATCTCAACAACGCGCAAGACAGTTTCTTCAGAGTGGACGGACTTTCCGTTCGCCATTCCGCGGTTGCTTGTTCCGTGGATGATCCTGTCCATCTGATTTTCGGAATTGCTTGCCCATCGAAGGTGCCTTGGAGAGCAGCAGCCAAGATGCCCATTGCCGCAAGAGTGAGCGGCTTGGTGCTGCGCGGAAGGAGGAGGCCCAATGGCAATGCAAGCCATTTCTCGATGAGCGAGGCGCTCTATGCCGTCCTTCCTGATCCTGCCATATCCGCGGTTGTTCCTGGCGAAAGGCCAGATCAGGCATTCATTGCCGGAGAACGATGCATTGGCACGCAACCACGCGTAAGGCTTTCCTCTGAACTCGCCGCCCGCAAGCGGGTCTCCAAGTGTTCGCAGCCTGATGTAATGCGGGTTGCAGTAGCCCTTGGCACGGACAGGAAGATCGCATCCGTCGATGCAGCATGTCTTGCTCATGCCGCCACCCTCGACTTGACGCGATGCGGCACGATGTTCACGCGATACCGCCCAACCTCTCCGTGTTCTCGGTGGTGGACAACGCAGCTCAAGCTGTGCGTGCTGCGGTAGCCGCCATTGGCCGCGTGAGCGTCCTTCGCAGCCGGAGAATTGAATGACTCAGCCCGGACGCCGGCCACTTCCTTGGCGGTTTCGTGGTGGATGTGTCCGGTGTAGGCCACGCGGAAGAACGTATCGCCCCAGTCTTTCGGGCAATCGACGGCCATGGCCATAGCCAATCGATCAAACTTCATTGTATGGCCATGAGACGCCGCGATGAGCGTCTTCCCGAACCTGTAGTAGTAGATCGTTCCTGGTTCCGACTCGACAGTGACGCGCGGGTTGTTCGCGTAGAATGCGGACAGGGCGACCGTGAGGATGATGCTCGACTCTGGATCGTGATTGCCCGGCAAGCATTTCACACGGACGTTGTCGTGCTTCTGCAGGGCGAGCTCAACGCAGTCCTGGAACAGCTTCACGCCGGTCGTCACGACTTTGAAGAATCGGCCGTCCACGTCGAGTTGGTGCTTGTGGGCCGGCGTCGCATTCGTCTGGTCGTTGTTGTGGAAGTAGTCTCCCAGGTTGAGGATGAGGCACTCGCTTGCCTCCGGCGACCTCATGATCAGCTCGCGCATGGACGACAGAATCCGCTGCGCGCTGATCTCCAAGTCATAGTCCTCGCCCGCCTCGCGACCCCAAGCGAGCATGCCGTGGTGGACATCCGTGAGAATGTAGACAGCAAGCAGATCGCTGTCCGTGTGCGCAGGCGGCGGAATGATCTCGGCGCGGCCCTGGTAGTCATCGAAAGCGGATTTGATGGCGGCGACCAGATCGACAGGACGCACGTCGATCTTCGTCTTGATCCACTGGTTCGTGATGCGCCCCTGGCCGTCCGTGTGAGCCGAGATGCCCTTCACGACATGCCCGGCCGGCAATTCGAACTCCGGGCCGATCTCAGGCTTCTGCTGCACGAACTCGCCGGCGTAGTCGCCGTTGCGGTCGTACCGGATTGTGTTCTTGGAAACGCGGAAGCCATCCATCACCGGCTCACGCGATACGATGCCCTGGTTCCGTGCCGCCGCCAGATGCCGCTGAACTTGGCGAAGCTGCATTCCGATCTCTTCGGCAATCTCCTTCGCGCTCAGGCCGCGGTCGCGAAGGACGACAATCTTCGGGTTCGGATTACGCACAACGCCGGGCATCACATCTCTCCGGTGTCAGGTACAGGCAGGCACGGCGCCACCCAGGTCGCCGCGCAGCAGCTTCAGGAATCCGTTTGTAGGTTGTCCGTATTTCGAGACAGCCGACTTGATGCCGGGCGTCTCGTACTTGATCGGTCGCCTCTTGCCGTCCGGGTCCATCATTTGATGAACTTGCAAGACGGCTCGATCGGTCATGCAGACGTTGCCTGTGGCGGCAAGTCGATCGACCAGTATCGTGCAGCTTGAGTAGCACTCGCCGTCAATCCGGATGTGCCGGCCGTCAGCCGCGATCTCGCGTGCGGCGACTTCGAAAATCGTGACGAGACCGCCGTAGGATTTCGTGACGGTGCATGGCTCACCGCAGACGTCCCGACTCATCGAGTAGAGCGGGTTCTCCGTGGAGCCGACGTTCGCGGTCATGATCTGCATTGGCATCGCGCCGTCCTGGGCGCGCTGCATGAGCCGGAACCCGTGCATCGCGAGAGCAATCGTGGCGGCGAAAATGACCAAGAGGCTCACAATCCGTGCCGCCGTGCGCATTAGTGTCCACCCTTCAGGAACCAATTGAGGAACGCGCCGAAGCCCGCGGCCGCGACAGCAAGGATCGCGGCCCAGGCGCGATTGCTGACGCTCTCGACCTTGCGCTCAAGCTGTTGGATGCGGCCGTGGTGATCGGCCTTGATCTCGGCGTGGTCGGCTTTCGACACGTAATGATCCTTCATCGACTGCTCGAGGCTGTCGAAGCGCCGGTTGATGTCGTCCTTGAGATCCGCGACGAGGCGGTAGATAGATGGCTGATCGCTCATCACTTCGCCCTCTTCTTCTTGAGAGCGTCCACGGACTTCACGATCGACTCCGCACGCATGTTGCAGGCGTCGAGTGCCGCCCGGTAGTTGACCAGGAGCTCGCGCCATTCACCGTGCGACAGGCTGTCCGGCGTGGCCGGCGTCGGCGTCTCGGCGCGCTGCGTGGCCGTCAGGGTCGGCGTGACGGTCTGGATGACCAGACGCTCACGCACCTGTACGCCAGGCGCGCAGCCGGACATGATAGCGGCCAAGATCGCCGCCGATGCGATGATCCAGAATCGGGTCCACCCGACTTGGAGCTTGAAGAGAAACTCGTTGTTCACTGACGCCTCGGACGATTGAGAATCTCGATGACCTTGCGGTCGCGGGGGTCCTCGGCGGTCTGCTCCGTGACAGCCGGGCATTCAGGAACCTTGGGCGCAGGCGTGTCGCGCAGCGCGGCTAGGTCGGCCTGCAGTTGCGAGGACAGCGCGCCCTGGCGGCGAACAAGCTCGTCGGTGGCGTCGATTGCGGCCTGGGCTGACGCGAGGTCGCCCCATGCCTTCGCGGCTTCGGCCATCGCGTTTGCGGCGTCGAGCTGCGCCTTCGCAAGCTGCTGAGCAGCCGCCGTCCGCTCCCTCGCGGCGGCAGCGTCCCGGCGCATCGCGTCCACGGTCCAGAATCCGTAGAGAGCGCCCGCCACGGCCACGCCGACGAGGGCCAGGCCAAGGCGCGAGGTCAGGAACGTCCAGGCGCCGCGCACGGCAGCGAGAGACCTCTCAGCGCCGAGACCGAGTGCGAGCATGTCAGGCTCCAAGAATCTTGCCGACGCCGATCGGCGAAATTTGCGTGGCTGCCGTCCCAGTTGCGCCGATCGGCGAATTATCGGACGCAGGTGACGGAGCGTCCTTCGTCAGCTTCGCGGCCTCGGCTACGGCTTCATCGATCACCGACGCCGGAACGCCGACATCGCCGACGATATCCTGGACCACGGTTTCGCCAGTGCTCGACCAAATCAGGCCGAGCATGGAGACGACCAAAACGACAGTGGCCAGAGCCGCGGCGAGGTGCGAGACAACGGCCAGAGCCAAGACGGCAAGAGCCGCTCCAGTCAAAACAATCTTGGTGGCATAGCGCCGCATCACAATCACGCCGTGGCTCCTTGCGTGGTGGGTGAGGTCGAGACCGCAAGCGCGTCCGCGATCTCTTGAGACCGGCGCGTCGCGTAGCTGCGATAAGCAAATCCGAGGACACCGATGACGGCGCCGATCGCGGTCGCCACGGCAAGCCATTGCCCGGCCAGTGGCAGCACATCCGCGACCGGGCGAAGCTGATCGACAACCTGCGAGAGGACGGCCGTCGAGCCGCCCGCGCCGCTCAGGGTGTCTGCAAGGGCCGTGGACGGCTTGGAGACCTGATCGCGCTCCCAGGCCTTCCCGCCACCGTCAGCGAAGTAGACAGGCGCTGCGGCGTCAGGCGCCTCGGCGGCGAGAGCCTTCGCGACCTTTCGGACATGCTCGACCCGGCTCGACCACCCGCGCCCGAACGTGCGCCAGGTCTTCAGCGCCTTCATGAAGCGCAGCCGGTCGTCACAGATGCGGTCGATGACCGTGACGGCGTCGATGTCCGCAATTCGCGACATCGTGGCGTTGCCGATATGGCCGTCCACGACGAGACCGCCGATCGCGCGCTGCAGAGCCTTGGTGGCGCGGGAGCAGCCTGAGTTCACCGCGAAGTCGAAGACCGCGTAATCGACACCTGCGGGCAGCTCGTCGCCCCGGATGCCGTCCCAGTACTGGTTGCGGTAAATCGCGGAGATCTCGGCCGGCGTGATCGTCCAGACATCGCGGACAGGCTTGGCCTGCGACCGGAGCCACCCGGAGAACACGGTCTGCGTGACGCCGTAGGCCGTGCGGCCACCCGGGTCGCGCTTGTCGTCAACCTTGCCACCTTCGGACTGCAAGACGTACGGAAGGACTTTCGCGAAAGCGCTCATGCGTCGCCTCCCACGCCTTGGTCACCAGTGAAGTCGTCAGCCTCGCGCTGCGCCTTCAGCCACTTGCCCGACACGGCCCACAACACCCAGGCGCCAAAGATCAGCAGGCAGATCAACCCAAGCTTGATCAGGAAACCGAGCAGCAACACCACGAACAGCACTGTCAGCTCCGGTCCAACAACCGCAACCGACAGCAGCAACAGGAACGTGATGACAGCGAGCGCGTGCATACGTCGAACTCGCGCATGCACTTACGAAAGAGACAAACGAAAAAATGCGGTTCCTTGTGCTTCCATCGGAATAAAAGTCCGATGGAGAGGATTACCCATGCCACGGCAACCCATAATCCTTCGACTTTCAAAGGAAAATAATTCGGTTGCACGGATCGCAGAGTCGATTCACCTTTAGGAACCCTTGCGGACACGTTCCACGCGTCGTGGATGTCGCAGGTTTCCCCATTCTCGCGCGCTGCACGGCTCGATGACTTCACCGCCTTCCGTCATTCGCAAAGAGCGCGTGAGCGCGGCTATTGCCGCGCCTCGCAGCTTCATTGCGTTGTCGCCGGAAGAGGTGCGCCGCGAGTTTGTCGAAGCATCGGCCGCGAACCGTGCATCCAAACTGAAGGCTTGGCTCAAGCGCCGCGATCGCAATCTCGCCCGGGCTAAGCAACGCGCCGAGGAACTTGAAGACCGCGTCCAGTCCGGCGTCTTCCCGACCGAGGACGAGCTTGAGAAACAGCGCCGGATCAACGATTCGATGGCGCAATACCGCGCCGAGAAGTCCGCGGTTGCTTTGCGCATTTCGGCGGGATTTGAATGGCAGGGCGGTCGCATCGGAAGCACCCGCATTCCGCAGCCGATTCACGACCCGCGCCGCGGACCGAAGCGCAAGCTTGTAAAGCTCGACCCCGGCTTCAACGGCCTGACCTCGCCAACGCCTGAGGATCAGCGCATCGGAGGTTACGAGGTTGCTCCATTCCTGGAGCAAGGACTGCGATCAGGCGAGTCCGGCTTTCACATGCGGTTCGCCCAATACACCGACAAGGGGTCGATCCGCGGCTCGATCGACAAGGACGTCCTCTACACAGTCGATCGCAAGATCTTCGGCTTGGACTTGCCCTACATCACGCTGCGTCCCGACTGGCTCTGCACGCATCGCATCGACCTCGACACGACATGGCCCACGCAGGACGCCTTAGTCGCCGTCCTGCAGGCAAAAGTCGATGCCGGGCAGCTTCCATGCCTTCCGCACGGCTACGCGTCTGCGCGGCTTCCTGACGGCGACGACCGCATTGTGCGCCCGCACCTCTTCTGGCACCTGCCGAAGGAGCAGGAGGTCCGGACCACATCCTACGGAGACAGCCCGGCCGAGCGGCTCTTCTATTCCGTCCAGGTCGGCATCGTGAAGGCTCTCGAAGACATCGGCGCGGACATCGGCGCCGTTGCCAACCCCAGGCGCATCAAGAATCCGCTCAGCCCGTTGTGGCGCAGCGCATGCATCCAGGACGAGGTCTACCCAAGCCTGCAGCAGTGGCGCAATTTTGTCTGCACGGCCACGACCCGGAACCAGGCTCTCGTCGCCAAGATTACCGAGATCTCCGGTCTCGATGAAACGACATCGAACTTCCTCTACATCCGCGCCGGCATCGAGGCCAGGGCGTTCCTGCTTGCCCTGCACGACGCCAAGGATCCGACCTACCTTTCCGCCCTCGGCAACTGCGACGCGATGTCCGGCATCGTTTCCAGGCACATCATGTCGGGCCTGAAGGGCATGGATCCCGACCACACGCGCATCTGGAAAATCGCGCAGCTCTGCGGCAAGCGTTACGGTGGTGGTTGGGATCCGGCCCGCGCCAGGACGACCGGCAACCGCGGCGCCTACGCAGCCGAGATGATCTCGCTGACGGACACCGCCGAGCGCCGGGCTGCATCGGGCCGCATCACTGGATCCGTCCGCGTCAGCAAGTCGATCCAAGCGATCTCGGATGCCGTGACCTCAATCGTCAACGACACCGGAGAGCTGCCTTCCCAGGCCGAGGTCTCCCGGAGGACCGGCATCTCAAAGAACACGGTTTGCGCTCACTGGAAAACTGCGATCTCGGCATCCCAAATCGGTGCTGTTAAAAAGCTACGGTCTTCTGAAACCGAAGATCATAACCCTTCCCTTCCTTCGCCGACGTCTTCTGACGATTCCGCCGCGTCAGCATCGTGCAGGATCGCGGTGTCTGTCTCCGCTGCCGACATCGTTGTCCGTCGCCGCCCGGACTGCATTGCGGATGCGGCAAACGATCTGTCTCCGACGAACTGCAGCAACCGTGGGAACGGTATTGCCGCATCCGTAACTGACTCATCGCCCATCCGAGAAAACCCTGCTGCGCGGTCGCCCTGCGCTATCCTGGAGGCCGATACCGTAGTCCAGGTCGCTCGCCGCATCGTCGGGGAAGGCGCCAGGACTGCGCGTGGGCGGGTTTTCACATCTTCGGTGGATCGTCAGCCACGGAAACAGGAAACCACGGCCACACGGCCATCCCCGTCCGTCCTGGGCCGCCTGGTCAGCACGAACACCGCGGCGCCGACGCCGTATGCTGGCGATCCCCGCCGCCTGAGCCGCTACGTGGATGAGATCGACAACCGGCCTGAATGGATGAAGAGGCGGTCGCCGTCATCCGTTCTCCCCAAGCACGCCTGGGATGCTCGTGGGCAAGGCAAAAGTGTTTCCGTGGATCAGTCATCGGAAAACCAGGAAAACCCTGCCCAGCGTCGTCCTAATTCGGTTCTGGCCAGTCTCCGCAGTCAGGGTCTTGATCTGGTCTGCGATACCGGCGCTCCCGAAGTCGTCGTTCCTCGGCTGTCGAAGAGGGATATCGGAATCGCGAAGTGGCGAGCGAAAAAGGATGCCGAGCGGTTGGCGGCGCGGGCGGCTGAGCGTGAGCGCAAGGAAGCCGTCAGGAAAGCGGTTAGGGAGGCCGTGGTTGATCCCAAGGCGGCTGCGCAGCAGGCCGAGTATGATCGCCAGATGGCGCTGACGCGGGCTGCGCGCGGCGAGGTCGTGGCGACGGTTTTTGACGACCCCGATCCGTTCGACCTGCTGACGCCGGAGCAGCAGGCGTGGCTCGACGCCGGGCCGACCGAAACGGATCCCGAAGTCATCCGGCGAATCGAAGAAGAGATTCCGTTCTGAGCTGACGTTTGTCTCTTTCGTATTCGGGTGTCATCGATGTCGCGAATTCAGGACATCGCATGATCATCGGGAAGCACTAAGCATGACTGAGCGAAGCAGGGAGGAGCGCGCGGCGTTCCGGGCTGAGGTCGTGGCGCGCCGGGCAGCCAAGGCAGCGCAGGAGGCCGTGGAGACCGCTGATGACGGTGGCAACAATCCTCCGGATGATTCCGCAGCCGCGATAATGGTCCGCTTCAGCACGGCGCTCTGGGGACGTCGCTGGTACACGGAGGCCGCCGAGTGCATGGGGGTTTCCGTCCGTACCGTTCACCGCTGGATGAAGGGACACGGAGAGCCTGACGCCAGGAGCATGGCTTACCTGGTCAAGGAGGCCAGGCTGCGTCTCAGGCAGCTTCATGCGGTACTGCACGGCGATGTCGCCCCAAGCGCGCAGCGTGCGTTCCTGGTGGATGGTCCGGCGATGCGTGGTGGCATGTGACCATGCCGTGCTGGAACTCGCGGTGGATCGGTGCAGTGCGGTTGTGGCTGGTAGTCGAGGGCATGGGCGGCGACAGCGCTGCACCGGTAGATCCCCGAACGAAGTCACTCATGGGTCGCCGGTGACCTGCGCGCGGGTTGCCATGACCTGCGCCCACAAGACACCGACAATGTCAACTTGTGAGTTTCATACATGCAGGCGATAGACCTGATGCTGGGCTATGCCTGGCAACGGCGACGCGTCGGCCCTGCGTGCATGTACCGTGGTTTGCTCCCACAGCGGGGTCGACGCGAAGCTCGTTCGAAATCGTTCTTGTAGGATACAAGGCCGGCGAAGAAGGTCGTGGATGTCGCAAGACATCGAGCATCACGGCCTCCCCGCGCGGGTCCTTCCCCCGGGGGTGGGTGAAGGCCGTGAGGGTTCGCGTGACCGCCTTGGCTAGTGTCAGGGGTCGAAAATCCGGTTCGCATGTGCGGACCGCGGCCCGATCAGACGGGCGAGCTCATGGATCATCTCCGTCACTCGAAGCTTGAGAACGTCAGGGTTTCCGACCTTGTCGGCTATGCGCGCAACGCGCGCACTCACTCCGCGAACCAGATCGCACAGATCGCTGCGGCGGTTCGGCAGTTCGGATGGACCAACCCTGTCCTCATTGACGAAGACAACGTCCTCATCGCGGGTCACGGCCGTCTTGCGGCAGCCCGGCAGCTCGGGCTGCAGGAGATCCCGGCCATCCGGATCTCGGGACTGTCCGAGGCCGACCGCCGCGCCCTCGTCATCTCCGACAACAAGATCGCCCTGAACGCCGGGTGGGAAGAGCGCACCCTTGCCGAGGAGCTGCGGGCCATCCGCTTTGCCATGGACTCCGGCGACCTCGACATCGACCTGCAGGTGCTCGGCTTCAACGACGTCGAGCTGGCCGAGCTGGACAGGATCCTGGATGAGCCTGTCGACATGGACGAGACGCCGAAGGACATCGCGGTGACCGAGGAGCCGGCCGTCGCCAAGACCGGAGAGACATGGATCCTCGGCGCCCACCGCCTCACCGTCGGCGGCGCTGAGGCTGCCCGCGACGTCGATGCGGTCATCCGGTTCTGGGAGCGCGAGACCAAGATGGACGCGCGCCTGTCCGGCGCGGAGACCACGTTCAAGGCGCGCTCCACGGACCTCGGCGTCGAGTTCGTCCGGCCGCCGGCTAAGGCGCAGCGCGCACGCCGCAAGGCCTGACAATGGGTCTCAGTCTTCGCGCCTACGCCAAGCACAGGAAGGCACTCGGGCTGCGCGGCGGTACGGATGCCGCCGTCCGCAAGGCCGTGGCGACAGGACGCATCAGGCTGCTTGCAGACGGCACCGTCGACCCGGTCGCGGCCGACGCATCGTGGGATGCCAACACGGTCAAGGTCGGCAAGCCTGATCCCGAGCCGATGTCATCATTTCAGGACACCGACGACGACGGTCCTCCGCTGCAGACCGATGCCCTGACGCCGAAGCAGAAGGTCACGCTGAACGACGTCAAGATTGCCCGCGAGAAGGTGAAGCTGAAGAAGGAGCTGCGACTGGAGGACGAGGCCGTTCGCAAGCTCGTTCCGCGAGAGCCGGCGCGCAGGTTCGTGTTCAACCTGGCTCTCTCCTACGCGACGTCGCTGCAGGCGCTTCCCGACGTGAAGGGACCGCAGATCGCCGCCCGGTTCGGCATCTCCGAGCACGACATGGTCCAGGCGCTGAAGGACATGGTGCGCGAGCATCTGGAGGAGATCTCAAGGGAGCCGACCGATGTCGCACCTTGATACGCTCGACGCTGCCTTCGACGGCTCCAATGAACTCCTCGTCTCATGGTTGCAGGGACTGAAGCCTCCTCCGGATCTCCTGGTGTCGGAATGGGCCGACCAGAAGCGCGTCCTCGACAAGCCGTTCACCAAGGTGCGGACGATCTGGAACACGTCCAAGGTTCCGTACATGCGTGAGCCGATGGACGTGCTGTCCGCTCGCTCCCCGGTCCGACGTGTGTCGATGATGAAGGGCGCCCAGGTCTCCGGGTCCGAGACCGGCAACAACTGGGTGGGCTACCTGATCGACCAATCTCCCGGCCTGACCATGGTCGTGCTGCCGACGATCAAGATGGCCGAGCGCATGTCGGTCCGCATCCAGGCGATGATCGACACTTCGGCCGACCTGACCCGCAAGGTGAAGCCGGCGCGCAGCCGGGACAGCGGCAACACGAAACTGATGAAAGCGTTCGCCGGCGGGCTGCTCGTCTTCGTGGGCGCCAATTCCGGCCCGAGCCTGCGCTCCTACGCTTGCCAGAACGTCTTCATCGATGAGGCCGATGGATTCATCCACGACGTCGACGGAGAAGGCCCGCCGATCCAGGTCGTTGAGGCGCGCACCTTCGGCCAAGGTGACCGCTACAAGATCTACGTGAACTCGACGCCGAAGATCGAGCAGACCTCGGTCATCAACAAGGAGTGGCTGAACGGCGACCAGCGGAAGTTCTTCATGCCATGCCCGCGCTGCGGGAAGAGGATGGTCTACGACTTCGCCCTGATGCGCCTGGATGCACCAGGCCGCTACGACACCGTCTGGCACGAATGCCCGAGCGGCTGCGGCGAACGGATCGTGGAGAACCTCCACAAGACGGACATGATGGCGGCCGGGCGGTGGATCCCGAAGGCGATCTGGGCCGACGAGGCGCGCATGGCGGCGATCCACGCCGGCGACTTCACGGACCTGGAAGAGTTCAACAAGACCGCGCTGGAGCGCAGCTACCACCTGCCAGGTCTCTACTCGCCGATCGGGTGGATGAGCTGGCGGCGCGTCATGCGCCTGTGGGACGAGGCACAAGGCAGCCCCGGCCTTCTGAAGTCCTTCCGCAACACGGTACTCGGGCTGCCATGGCTTGAGGTCGGTGAGGCTCCGGACTGGGAGGAGCTTCTCGCCCGGGCCAAGACGTCTTCCCTCGTCATGCGGCAGGTGCCTGAATGGGTGACCTTCCTGGCGGCCGGCATCGACGTCGGCCAGGACCACATCGAGGTCAGCGTCTACGGATTCGGCCGCCGCAGGCGAAGGCACCTTGTCGACCACATCCGGATCAACGGAGAGCTGCTCGACCAGAAGCTGTGGGAGCGGCTCGACGACTTCTGCGACCGCCGCTACTTGCACCCGACCGGGGCGGTTATGACCACGCGCCGGAACTGCATCGACCGCAACAAGTGGCCGCACATCGTTGACGTATGGCTCACGCGGAAGGACCGCTCCAGGTTCACAGGCGTCCGCGGTGACGACAGGATCGACATTCCCTTCAAGTGGAGCGGTCACAAGACGCAACGCTCTGATGGAAGCGTGTCCAAGATCGATGCGATGAAATGGGCTCGGGCCGGCGTCTCGCACCTGAAGCTTGAACTCTTCAAGCAGCTGCACCTCAAGCCGGATGACGACGGCGGCACGCCTGCTGGATACGTCTCCTTTCCATCGGACGTTACTGCCGACTGGCTGAAGCAGCTCACATCGGAGCGCCTCGTCTTCAAGACGAAGAACGGACGGCCGTACCCGACATGGGAGGAAGACCCAAACCTGCGCCACGAAGCGCTGGACTGCACGAACTATGCCCGCACGGCCGCGGCGATCGAAGGATGGGACGACTGGACCGACCTCGAGTTCGAGCGCGAGGAAAAGCACCTGGCCGAGATCGCCGCGCAACTGAAACTGGAAATGGCCCGGCGCAACCTCACCGACGTCGCATCCATCGTGGCCGGCCTTGTCTCACCGAGGGACGTGTCAGCAAAAGCGGACATCGTTGCGATGAACAGATCAGAACCCGCTGCGCCGCCCGCGCCAGCAGCACCTGCCCAAGATCGCCCCGGGCCGGTTCCGCTGAAGCGATTGAGGGAAGAGCAAAAGGCGAAGCAGGCCGAGCAGGTCCAGATGCCTGAGCCGGAAATCGTCATTGCAGGATACAGACGACCGCCCAACACCATTCCGATGCCGAACTACATCGGGATGGATGAGGACGATGACTGAGCTCGAACAGCTGCAGGCCCAGCTCGCTGAAGCCAGGGCCGCAGAGCACAAGCTCCTCACACAGAAGCAAGCCGTATCCGTCAATGCCGCCATCGGCGGCCAGAACGGCGTCACGTTCAAACTTCCCGACGCCCCGCTGCTGCGCGAATACATCGTCCGACTCGAAGGCCAGATCCGGCTTCTGAAGGGCGAGCTGCGCAGCCGTCCCGTCTACATGTGAGGTCCGGATGGACAAGCTAAATTCCCCCGGCGCCGGGCGCGTTGTCGTCACGGACGGCAAGGGGCATGAGATCCAGCGCGGAGCCTACGGCGACACGCAGCATGCGGCGGCATCGTACGACGTCGAGCTGCGCGGGTGGTCACCCGCGCCCGGCTCCGCAGACGCGGACAACAACTACGAGCTCTACGACATCATCCCGCGGGCCAGGGACAGGCACCGCAATGACGGCCTCGCCCGCGGCGCGGTCACGACGCCTGTCACGGCGGTCGTGGGCGCCGGCCTGCGCTGCATCCCGACACCCGACTACCGGGCGCTCGGGAAGGACAAGAAGTGGGCCGACGAGTGGGCGGCAACCGTCCAGTCGAAAATCGAATCGGTCTTCAACTCGACCGACATCGACGCATCGCGCCATGACGATATGGGCGGCCTGACCGCGCTCGCGATGACGCAGATGATGAACAATGGCGGCGTCATCGCGCTGCCTGTGTGGATCGAGGACGGCTACACGCCGTACGCGACATCCATCCACATGATCGAGATCGACCGCCTGTCGAACCCAATGGGCTATCCGGACACGGCCGATCGCCGCGGCGGCATCGAGATCGATGAATACGGCGCGCCGCAGGCCTACTGGATCCGCAAGGCGCATCCGGGCGACCAGTACCTCTACGGATTCTCGGCTTGGAACTGGGAGAGGATCCCGGCTTTCACGACCTGGGGTCGGCGCCGGGTCATTCACTTCTACAAGAAGGAGCGCGTCGGACAGAACCGTGGCGTTCCCTTCATCTCGCCTGTCATGGGCGAGTTCAAGGTCATGAACGACGCGACGCAGTCCGAGCTCAACGCCGCCGCCGCGAACGCAATCATCACCTATTTCGTCGAGAGCCAGACTGACGTCGAAGGCCTCAAGACGATGTTCGGCTCCTATGAAAACTACCTGACCGCAAGGTCGAAATTCCAGGGCAAGCTGAAGAACAAGGCGATCATGCCGCTCTTCCCGGGCGACAAGATCCAACCTGGATTCACCAACCGGCCGAACCAGAATTTCGGAGCCTTCTTCGACGTCATCGCGAAGAACATCTCCGCAGGAACCGGCGTCCCGGTCGAGATGATCCGCAAGGATTTCTCGCGGATGAACTACTCGTCAGCCAGGGCGATGATCCTGGAGGCCTGGCGCGACTACCAGCTGATGCGGGCGCAGCTCAAGAAGGGCTGGATGCAGCCGGTCTACGAGCTCGTCTTCGAGGAGCTGGTCGACAAGGGCGAGATCCCGGACTGCTCGCTCGAAGACTATGACCGCAACCGCTACGCCTGGACCCGCATGCGGGTTGTCGGGCCCGGCATGGGCTGGGTCGACCCGGTGAAAGAAGCTGAGGCTGCCCACCTTCGCATGACGACCGGACTCTCCACGCTTGAGTCCGAGTGCGCCGAGCAAGGCAAGGACTGGCGCGAGGTTCTCGACCAGCTGAAGACCGAGCGGAGCTACTGCGCGGAGCTCGGCATCCCTCACCCGGCAGACGTCAAGGCGCCGAAGCCATCTTCGCTGCCGGAGCAGGACGCTGATGGTGACGGCCCGAACAAGGAGAACAGCAATGTCTGACAAGCCGGTTCCGCTGCGCGTCCTGGGCCGCCTGGCCGACGCTCACTGGGCGATCCGACGCGAGCAGCTGGAGGAGATGCTTTCCATCGCCTCGCGGTCGGACGTGCAATCCACGATCGTGCAGGCGCTTGCGGCGCAGCCGACGCGTGCGCTTACAGACACGACCTCCATGGTGGTGCGCAACGGCGTCGCGGTGATTCCGTTCATCGGTCCCGCTTTCCGCTACGCGTCCTTCTTCACGGAGATCTGCGGCGCGACGTCCTACGAGCGCACCATGCTGGCGTTCCAGTCGGCGCTCGATGATCCGAAGGTGAAGTCGATACTGTTCGAGATCGACAGTCCGGGCGGCGAGGTCACCGGGTGTGGCGAACTGGCCCAGGCCATCTTCAATGCGCGCGGCAGCAAGCCAATCGTCGCCTATGTCGGCGGCGAGGCATGCTCGGCCGCGTATTGGGTTGCGTCAGCATGCGACCACATCGTTGCCGCGCCGACGGCCGTCCTCGGCTGCCTTGGCGTTGTCGGCGTCTACACCGACCGCACGGCTGCAGACGAGAAGGCGGGTGTGCGCCGCTACGAGATCGTCTCATCCCAGACGCCAAACAAGCGCCCAGACATGACGACCAAGGCCGGCAGGGATCTTGTCCAGGCACAGATGGACAGCCTCGCCGATGTGTTTCTCGGTGACGTCGCGACCTATCGCGGCGTGTCGCCGGACCAGGTTGCCAAGCAGTTCGGAGAGGGCGGCGTTTTCATCGGCGCCGATGCTGTCGAGGCTGGCCTGGCCGACGAGCTCGGAAACCTTGAGGAGACGATTTCGGATCTGACGTCGAACCGAAAGTCCTTCTTGGAGGATACAAAAAGCGGCTCCAAGTCTCATGGAAACCTGAATTCAAGGGCCGCACCTGCGGCCGCGAGCAAGGATTCTATTATGGGTCAGAAGCTCCGTGCGAAGGTCGACGCCGTGAAGGCGTCAGGCGCCGCCGATGACGAAGACGAGGCCGCCATCGCGGCTGCCGTTGCCGCCGTGAATGGTGAGAAGGTTCCTGTCGCGAAGAAGGGTGAAGGCGAGAAGATGCCGGCGCCCGCCAAGACCGACGACAGCTCGGACGACGAGGACGATTCCGCCAAGACCGACGAGATGGACGACGGCGACGGTCCCGACGACGAGAGCGATCCCAAGGACAAGGAAGAGGACAAGAAGCAGAAGGCGACCGCGCCTTCGGCTGGGTCCGATCCCAAGGCGCGCATCCGCGCCATCCTGGAGCACGACGAGGCCAAGGGCCGCGACGATCTCGCCAAGCACCTCGCTTTCGACACCGATCTCGATGTCGACGCGTGCGCCAAGCTGATGGCGGTTTCGCCACGCGCCAATGCGGCTCCCGCCAAGCGCTCGCTGTCTGCGGACATGCGATCCGTTCCCAACCCACGCGTCGGCGCGGCTGCCGACAAGGGACAGGACATCGACGAGGGCGATGAGCTCCTCGCCGCGGCCAAGTCCCTCGGTATCGCCTGACAGGAGGCCTAGATGTCTTACCCATTCGTTCCCGGTTCGGCCGTCCACGACGCCGATTTCAACGACCACCGCTTTGCTTCCCAGAAGCAGCCGATCGTGGTTCCCCGCACCATCGCCGCCGGCCAGAACCTGGCTGCTGGCTCGGTGCTCGGCATCGTGACCAGCACTCATGAGCTGAAGCTCTCGGCCACGGCTTCCGAGGACGGATCCGAGGTCGCGAAGTTCGTGCTGACCGACGCGGTCGACACGACCTCCGGTGCTGTGACCGGCCTCGTCTACGCCGAGGCTCACCTGCTTTCGACCTTCCTGGTCTACGGCACGGGTCACTCGCTCCTCACCGTGCGGGACTCGCTGCGCGAGGCCGGCATCACCGTTTCCGTCCCGGCTTACTGAGCCGGGAACGTTCACCACCAGGCTCCGCAGGAGAGACACGAGATGTCCGACGGGCTCTACACCACGCAGCGGGTCATGGGACTGGTCAAGTCTCTGCTGCGCACCAAGACCTTCTTCCTCGACAAGTTCTATCCGTCCGTCCAGACGGAGGAGAGCGAAGAGGTCCACATCGACATTGAGCTCGGCCACCGCAAGGCCGCGCCCTTCGTCGCGCCGCGCGCTCAGGCCAAGTCGATCCGACTGCTCGGCTTCAAGACGCGGACCTTCACGCCTCCGACGATCAAGCTGATCGCGGACCTCAACCCGAAGGCTGCTCTGGCCCGCATGGCCGGCGAGCGCATCGGGGGTGACAACACCGCCCAGAACCGCGCGGCTCTCGTCCTCGCCAAGGCTGCCAGCGATGTGAAGACCCTCATCGAGCGCAAGCAGGAGCAAATGGCGATCGAGAGCCTGACGACCGGCACCGTGACGGTCGAGGGCGAGGGCTACGAAGAGCCCATCACGATCGACTTCGGCCGCGACGAGCAGCTGACCGCCGCCCTGACTGGCGACGCCCGCTGGAACCAGTCCGGCGCCAAGCCGCTCGAGGACATCGAGACGATGGGCCTTCTGGTCCAGAAGATCGAGGGCGCCCGGATCACCGACGTGGTCATGGATATCGAGGCCTGGAAGGCTGCCCGCAAGGATCCGCAGCTGATCGAGATCCTGAAGCTGCGCCGGGCCGTCGGCAACAACACCGCTGACCTCGGTCCGCGCAATGTTGACCAGACTGGCGCCACGCTGGTCGCCGACGTCGGCGACTACAAGATCTGGGTCTACACCGACTTCAAGGACATCGTGTCGATCAATGAGGCCGGCGCTGTCTCGGTCACCCGCGGCGTCCCTGTCCTGGCGCCCGGCACGGTGATCGGCGTCGGCCCCGTCCTGGAAGGCATCCGTCTCTTCGGAGCCATCCAGGACCAGGAGGCGATCGAGACCGGCTTCTCCGCGGTCGAGCTGTTCATGAACAGCTGGATCGAGAAGAACCCCGGTCGCCGCCTGATCCAGGGTCAGTCGGCTCCGCTGCCTACCCCGAAGCGCCCCAACGCTTCGTACTGCCTGAACGTCTTCGGCGACTAATCGCCATGCCTGCGCTCTGCAAGGCGTTGATGTCACTCAAGACCGGGGACGGCTGGATCGCCCCCGGTTCCGAGCTTCTGCTCGACACCGACGAGGCCCGCCGCCTTCAGGCAGCGAAGGTCGTCGTGATTGTCGAGGAAGACGAGCCTGCTCCTGCTCCCGCGCCGGCCGTCGAGGGCGCCGCGAAGCCCACCCGGAAGAAGGGCGGCTCTTCGGCCGCTGCCTGAGGTCGAACGATGAGCCGCGCCGGTTTCTTTCCCCCGCATTCCAATGCGCTTGGCGACCAGACGGCGCTCCCGCTTGCCTGGCTGCATTTCCCGATGGTTCTCGTCGGGTCCGCGACCGCTGGCTCCCCCCTCGTCACCGATCCGCTGCCTGAGGGCGCGTACTGCATCTGGGTTGACGGAGCCGCGTGGGTGAATGCCGGCGATGACGGTGCGCCATCCGTCAATCCCGATGACACCTCTACTGGCGCTCCCAAGGCTCACGCCGGCGGCGACTGGATCGTTGCCGTCGAGGACCAGCACCGCATCGCCGTTGCGCCCAAGGGTGGCGCGTCCGTCAACGTCCGCATTTACAGGGTGAACTGATCATGGGCGGCTACTCGACACCGACCGGCATTCCGACCTTCAGTGTTCTCCCCGACGCGTCGCAGCTTCCTGACGGCCTGACCCTCAAGACCAAGGATGGTCTCTGGATCATTGGCGAGGACCTGCAGGGAACGCCCGGCGCGCAAAACCGCATTGGCTCCGGCGCGCCCGCTGCCGAGCTCGGCAACGACGGCGACACGTATCTGGACCTGACGACCGGTGTCCTTTGGTCGAAGGCCAATGCCGAGTGGACGGCCGGGCAGACGGTCATCGACGTGGGCGGCACGCCGATCAACGAGAGCGACATCATCTACCTCGATCATCCTCCGACCGCCGCTGATGGCGTTGACGGACAGACGTGCTTTGAGACCCCGACTTACAATTCAGTTCCGAAAACCGTTTACGGACCCAAGGCCGGAGGCGTGTGGCCGCGTGGCCGCAGCCTGTCGAACCTGGCTGTCAACGACGTCGACCCACGCCCGAACGGCGTCCTGCGCCTGCGCCTGACAAACGGTAGGTCGAAGGACATCCAGGTTCAGGGCGTCGGCGGCAACACTGGCTTCACCGAGAACGTGCCCACCACTGGCATCATCAAGGGCCAGATCTCGGTCACGAACGGAAACCCGATCGCAAGCCTCGGCCTGACCAACTCAGACAACACGGTTGTGATCGAGGTCTACAACGGACCGCTTTCCAACAATTCTGGAGCCGGCACATACACGATCACCGGGTTCACCGACCCGGTCAATTTCGTCACGCCGGACATCGTCTTCACCAACATTGGGAACGGACTTGGCCTGGCCATTTTGAACGCCGCAGGTGCGGGCGGTCAGACCAGCTGGGATGACAACGGAACGACGAAATACGGCTGCGCTGTGGTGGCCGGGTACTCGTTCCGCGTCCAGGCCGGAACCCTTGCAGACGCCATCGGAATCACCGGCGACCACGACGTGGTGACGGTGGCGACCGCCTTCGATGTCCACGGCAACAAGGTGAAGCTCGACAACGTCGCCGGAAATGCTCCGTGGCCGGCGTCTCACTACGCATGGGCGCTCACCGTGAGCGACCTGCAGACCTACACGCAGCTTCTCGGTAATGCGCTCGGAGCCGTGCTCGGCAAAGCGGGATTCTCGGTGTACTCGCCCAACGGCGACGGCCCGAACCCCGGCCTGTTCTTCCTGAAGTTCGATGCCGCGACGAGCGAGTTCGTTCTCAAGAAGCTTCCCGATCTCCCCACCGGATCTGGCAAGGTTCAGCTCACCTACGACAAGGCGAGCGGCGATTTCTCCTGGGAGTGATGGAGTGGTCGCGCCCATCTACGAAACAGGAACGGAGCTGTTCGACGACGTCCTGGGCACGGCCATCATGGACCCGGACAACGGCATGTCCGTTTCGGCAACCCTTGAGACTGCCGGGCAGCCGCCGCGCGACATCCTGGTCGTGTTCCGCGCGCCGTTCATCGCGATCTCGAATTTGGGCCAGGACGTCAATGACGTGCAACCGCAGGCTCTCGGCCTCAATTCCGATTTGCAGGATACAAGGCGCGGTGACGTCCTGACCGTCAACGGCCATCGCTGGCGCGTCATCACGCCAGAGCCGGCCGGCGCCGCGATGACGCGGCTTCGACTACAGGGACCGATCGGTGACGGCTAGCCGGACTACACTTCGCCACGATGTCGCGGACACGCTTGAAGGCGTGACGGCCGGCGGCATCGCTGCGCGTGTTGTTCGTCAGCGCGTCGTTCCGTCTGAGGTTCGCGACCTGCCGACCGTGTCCGTTTTCATCCCGGAGGAGGTCGACGTTCAACAGGCCGCTGGCGTGCGCGGGCGGCGCATCGAAATCTCGAAAACCCGCCTTGTCATCGCAGTCCTGCAGGCCCGCCCGGCGTCTGACGACGGAACGCTAGAGGACGAGGTTGACGATGCCATCGCGCAGATCAGGAACCGCCTCGCTGACCGCATCGTGCCGTCGGCCGGGACGACTCCCTTTGTCGCGTCCGACCTGCGCCTCAAGCGCGTCCAGACCTCAATGTCGACCGGCAGCGCAAATGCCGTCGTCGTGACGGTTCTCGATTACGAGGCCGTCCTGCACACCCGCGAAGGCACCATTGAAGCAACCCTGCCGCGCCGCGGCGCCTGAGGAGACCCACCATGACGATCGCCGCTTCGAACTACGGCATTCTCGACTCCAGCAGCTACTCGATTCCGTTCGCCCAGGTGCTTGCCCGCGCCGTCGGCTCCGCGCCTGATGCACCCTGGTTCATGATCGGCGACGTCGACAGCTTCAAGCTCAAGATCGACACGCAGAAGAAGGACCGCTGGACGAAGAACCAGCGCGTGCAGGTCAAGGCTCTGCAGGTCATCACGCAGCTTGAGGCGAGCGTGACCTTCAAGGCCATGCAGCAGACGAGCTTCATCCGTGCCGCCTCGCTGCTCGGCCAGGCCGTGCCCTTCACGCAGGACGCCGCTACTGCGGCATCCTTCGCGATCTCCAACCCGGTCGTGGGCAAGATCTACTACCTGCCCGGCTTCGACGTTTCGAACGTTGCTTGCGCGACTGACGGCGTCACCTTCGACGTGGTCGACCAGGCGCTCGGCGGCATCCGGTTCACCGCGATCCCGGGCTCGACCTCGTCGGTGACCATCACCTTCGACAAGGCGGCCATCACCGGAACCGACAACCGCAACCGCATCCAGATCGGCACGCAGACCCGCGTCCGCTTGGAGCTGATGGTTCGTCAGGTGTCGGACATCGGCCCGAAGTCGGTCCTGCACATCCTCGATGCCCAGCTCGCCCCGAACGGCGACCAGGACTACGTCGCTGACGACTTTGTCGGCGTGGAACTCCAGGGTCTTGCCGCGCTCACGAGCAACGGCATCGGCTACTGGCAGGAGCTGCCGGCCTGATCTTGCCGGGTCGGAACTATCCGGCCCGCGCACACCCTGACACGCAACCCGGGAGCAACGAATGTCGCAGCAGCAGCGCAGGGAGTTTCGGGCTCTCCGCAGGACCGTCCAAGCGGAGATCCGTGGTCAAGCGATCGAGTATTCCAAGCTCGGCGTCCTCGGCCTCACCGAGCACCTGTCGCGCAACGAGCACCTCGCGGGCCTCGTAGAGCGCCTGATCGAGGTGACGCAGAAGGCCAAGGGAAAGCCGGATGGCGCAGACGTCGCGAAGGCCTTCAAGGGCATCGTTGACGACATGTCCTCCGGCGACAAGACGAAGGTGGTCCTCGACCTGCTCGGCACGCTGCCGGCCGTGGTCAAGGACATCCTGGCCGACAGCTTCGTCGCCATTGACGATGACGAGCGCGCTGGGTTCAGGGACCTTCTCGATGACCTCGGGCTGTCCGAACTCTTCGACCAGGTTGCAGCCTGGGTCAGCCTGAACCTGCCTGAGGCCTACAGCCCTTTCGTGAAGGCCAGCGCCGGCCTCCTGGTGCGCATCGATCACCTCGCGAGCTCGCTCGCGAACGTGTCCGAGGCGATCACGGCGCCGGCAGAGGCAGCGTAGCTGCGGAGGTTCCCGAGTATCGCGGCTTTTGGGCTGCGGTCGACGACGCGATGAGGAGGCTCCGGTTCGCCGGCTATCCACCTGATTACGTCGGATCTCTGTGCCTCAACGACCTCTTCCACGAGGTCGCGGGCATCCAGGACCTTCGCTCGGTTCAGCTGCGCGAGATGCTCCATGTCTTCGTGTCGGCAGCGGCCGTCACGGCAGACGGCGGCAAGGCATTCAAGGAGATGGATGAGGCGCTGAGCCCGCGGAGCGCGGCTCCTGCCAATGCTCCGGATGAGGCGCCGAAACCGAGAACGCTCGACGACGCGGAGGCGATGAGAATTGCCGCCTCGTTCGCCAAGGCAAACCAGTTCTGGAGCAAGTGACGTGGCGACGACGCCGAACATTCAAGCACGCGTTTCGATCAAGGGAGCGGATGACGTCCGCGCCGAATTCGAGCGCATGCGCGATTCCGGCGTCCGCTCTTTCGACAAGGTCCGCGAAAGCGCGGGCAAGGTCGGGTCTTCTGCATCGACTAGCGTGAAGCTTGCAACCTCGGCCGTGAACGGCGCGGCATCTGCGGTTGGCGGTGCTGTTTCGGTCGTCACAGGAACGATCAGCGCGCTCACATCAGGCCTCGGTTTTGCGCTCGACCTTGCAGAGAAGATCGCGATCGCGGGCGGCGTGACTGGCGTGATCGCCGGCGCAGGTTTCGGCGGTCTGACCGCGGCGCTGAAAGACTACACAAAGACCACGGCCGAGGCGGTCGAGGGCACGGCTGCGCTCGGCGCCGAATTCAGCATGTCGACCCAGACGGCATCGAAGTGGCAGGCATTGCTGCGCCTGCAGGGCGGCGAGGCTGACGAGGTTGAGCGCGCATTCTCCTCGCTGCAGAAGGCCTACCTCAAGGCTTCCGAGGGCGACGAGGCTGCCTTGGCGTTCTTCCAGAACGTTGGGCTGGCCGGTAAGCAACTGCGCGACGCGCAAGGTGGACTGCTGCGATTCCCGGACCTCCTGGAGCGCGTGTCCACGAACCTGTCCCAGGTGTCAAATTCTGCACTGCGATCCAAGGCCGGCGTGCAGCTTTTCGGCAAAGACGCAGGGACGATGATCGACATCCTGGAGAAGGGCCCGACCGCCTTCTCCAAGCTCCTCACTGAAATGAGGAAGTTCGACCAATCGCGCGACGCGAAAAGCGCAGCAGCGGACGCGAGGGAAGAGGCCGACGCGCTGCGTGAGCAGATCGACGAAATCGACAGGTACGGCACTGTCGTCCCGCAGAGCCTTGAGGACGTTACCAGCGAGTACCTCGACAACACGCGCAAGCTCGCGGAAGCCTGGCGCGGTCTCGGCATGGTGCTGGTCAATGCCTTCGCGCCGATTTTCACCGAATCAGCCAAGGGCTACACGGACTGGCTCGTTGACAACAAAAAGCGGATCCAGGAGTTCGCGGACTGGGCAGCCGAGACGTTCTCGAACATCACCGACGACCTGAAGGAAATGTTCCTCGGCGAGCGCGACGTCGAGGACCGTTCAAGCGCGGATGCGAAGACTGCGTCGAACAGCGATGACGAGGAGGAAGACGACACCGCTACGTCGGGCGCAATCACGTCCGGTGGCGGCGGCAAGAAGGGTGAGAAGTTCAACTACTCCATCTTCAAGTACCTGTCCGTCCCGGTTCAGACGCTGCGCGACGCGATCCTGGACATCACAGACGCCTACCTCGGAAGGGACGCTCTCGGGTCGAGGGTTCCGTGGCTCGTCCAGGCCAGGGAGATCATCGATGAAGTATGGAAGTCGGCCAATGCGTTGTACGACACCTTCCTCGAACTCGTCGGCGTGGCCCGCAAGGACGTTCCGACTTTCGCGCAGGTTCTCGCGGTCGCTCGCGATGTGATCAAGTCTGTTCGCCTTGGGTTCATCGATGACAAGGGCGAGGCTCCGTTCCCGTGGTTGAAGTCGATCGGCGGCATCCTGCGCACGGCTGAGCGCGCGCTGATCGCGTTCTATGCGATCCTCTACAACAACCGAGACCTCATTCTCTCGCTCGCAAATTTCGCGATGCGCGCCCTGGCTGACGGGCTTGAGGCGATCAACCATATCCTGAAGGGAGAGTCGATCGGCGGCGACAACCTGTTCTCCTTCCTGGACCGCGCCATCCCGGCCGCCAAGCAGAAGGTGGACGACTTCCGGTCCTACCTGGCCGAGTCCCTTCACATCGACCCCAAGGCGTCCTGGGGACAGGTGGTCGTGTCCGCATTCAAGGCCATGAAGCAGGCCGCGACCGATGCTGCCGCATACCTGAAGCTTGCCTGGAGCAATCTGAAGACGGCATTCGACGCCGTCTATCCTGTCCTGCAGAAAGTCGCTTCCGCTCTTGGTTTCAAGGACAAGGACGGAAACGGAGACGTCGCACAGCTCGCGGTCGTTTTTCTGATCCTGAAGTTCACGGGTCTGCTGGACATCCTTAAGGACGTTGCGCAGGCAGCCGGTGGATTTGGCTTGGCTCTCAGTTCGGGCCTGAGCATTGGTCAGAGGCTGCTGCCCGTGATCCTTGGATTTCTGTTCAGTCTGCCAGGGCTAATCAGCGTCACGATCTACGTCTGGTACGCCTACTGGGACAAGATCAAGCTTGGCGCCATCTACATGTTCGATGACGTCAAGGAGGCGGCGTCAGACGCGTGGGACTCGATTGTTGGAGTGTTCGGAAAAGCAACTGAGTGGTTCGCTCAGTTGTGGACGGACGTCGTCGAGGGTGCGACCGACTTTTGGAACTGGCTTGTTGGGCTCGCATCTGATGCGTGGAACGGCGTCGTTTCCGCGTGGGATGGCGTGGTCGAGTGGTTTGCCGGCCTGTGGACCGACATCGTTGATACCGCGACTGGATTCTGGGATGCGATCGTTTCATCCGCACAAGGTGCATGGGACGGCATCACCTCGATCTGGAGCCGACTCGGCTCGTTCTTCCAGGAGAAGATCGATGGCGTGAAGCAGGCGTTCCAGAACCTCTGGGACACGATCAAGGCCGGTGCCGGCGCCGCCTGGAACTACATCTTGGTCAAGCTGCACCTGCGATCAGACGCGCAGCCTGATGTCGCGACCGAGCCGGGCGAGGGTTCCGGCCTGAAGGTGAAATCCTACGACGTTGGAGGCGTTGTGGGTGGAGCAGAGGGACAGGGCCAGCTCGCCATGGTGCATGGAGGAGAGCGCATCCTGACCACGGCTGAGACGCCGATCTTCGATCGCATGATGGCTGCTCTCGGTGGACTGGTGGTTCCCGACACCGACTTCACTTCGGGCCCGCTCGGAGTTCCCGCCGGCGCTGGTGGAGGACTTCCGCTATCGCCCTTCAGGCTTCCTGGCGGCGTCACCGAGGAAGGCTTTTACGGCACACCGGGTGCGCTGCGTGAACTGCGGATCTCGCAGTCTCGCGCATCGACGGCGCGCGGCCGCACGCTCACCCGAGCGGAGTTGATGCGATGAGCTACGTCATTCCCGATCTTTCTCAGGATACCGTCCTTGACATGGTGGAGCTCGGCGTTGTGCCGGGATCTGCCCGCGGCATGAAGCAGGATCTCAAACCTCTGGAGAACGGCAAGGTCTACGTCACCGTCAATGGAAACGACGTCAACACTGGCCGCCCGGCGCTGAACCTGTTCGTGACCACGGTCAGCGGAGAAGATCTCTGGCCGCCAGCCATCGGAGGCTTGTGGCGCGGCGCTCTCGTGACCTTGCACTGCGCCGTCGAGATCGTGCAGCGCGCCGGGACGGACTTTGTACGGCCGGCCGTCGACGGATCGATCCGCTATCTCGACGCTGACATGAACGACCTCTCCTCAAGCACCGGAGCGGCATGGGTCTGCTTTAGGCCGATCCTGCGCTGCGTGGTCCTCGACTTCTCGACCGACCGTGACGAGTGGACCGACAAGGTGACCTGGTCGATCTCCTTCCGGGAGACGCGTCGTGCATAAGGACTGGTACGTCGCGATCGTGCCGGCCGGGACAGCGTTCGATGCCGCGGCTCACCGTCGGCTCGACATCGACCCGATCAAGATCGCCATTTCCGAGGCCGAGTCGAACGGCCGAGCGAGGGTCGTCCTAACCTGCGCCCGCGGAGCCATGGCCGACGTGGCTGACCTGGGCGGCTGGCTGCATCTCTCGCGGGAGCTATCTGATGGTTCCCTGAAGCACATGGCCTACGGCTACCTGCTCGACATTCCGCTCAAGACAGGATCGGGCGACACCGAGCAGCTTGAGTTCAATTGCTCTCCTGTGAACTGGACGTCCGCGGAGAACACGGCCGTGCAGCCGTATCGCGTCGTGGCCCACGCTGACCCGGTTCTGATCTCTCCGGAAAGGCGCGGCGACACGGCCGAGATCCTGGACGGCTATGCGAAAGTCACGCACTGCCACCGGGCAACTCACACCTACTCTGTCGTCGACATCTTCGGCACGAGCCTTCCCGATTTCTCGATCTCCGATCCCTTCATGCCGGGCCCGGAGCGCCGCATGACCGGGACGCCGCTTGCGGCGGTCGACGTCACGTTGGAGACGCAGTGGACACAGTCTGGCGAGGGATCGTTCGACGCGACATCCCTGATCGTTGACCAGTTCCGCGACAAGGGCGAGAAGATCAACACGCTCACCGGCGAGCACCTTGAGAACAACTGGCCGAAGCCGGGTGCCGGCCTGAACGGAAACAGCGGCTGGTTCGTTCTCAAGTCGACCCTGACCGACGTCACCGAGACGCTTGTCGAGGCCGACTTCCCGCGCCGCGCCGGACCGTTCCATGGATCGAGCAAGGTCTTCAACTATCTGGACGACCCGAACCTGACGTCTCCGGTTCCCAAGGACGTTTCGCTTCCGCGGTCCTGGTACGATGCCGAGATGGTTCTCGGCTGGGTCGCGCGCCAGAAGCGCCGAGAGACGGTGACGCTGCGCCTGATCAACGGTTGCCAGCTTGCGGGCATCGGAGAGGTGAAGCGCCTCACCCTGTCCTGCGCCGACGTCACCCAGGACGACGGAACGGCCCAGTGGGCAACCGACACGACCTACGCATCCGGGGCGGTCGTCCGGTTCGGCCAGGGCTACTACCAGGCGACCTCGGCTCACACGTCCGGAGGGTCATTCCAGCGGGACTGGTACAACGGCCGGTGGCAAGCCGTGACGGTCAACGCATCGCCCATCGGCGACAGGATGGCCGAGACGTATTTCAGGACGAGCCGTGGCCTGCAGACGATCTTCTCCGCGATCTTCAAGGCGAGGTCGCTGATCGCGCACTCCACGCGCTGCGTCGAGGTCAAAGTCCGCTGTGAGCTGACGGACGACCTACTCGACATCACGACTGCCGCCACGGCCAGCTTGAGCGCGCCGCACGACATGCTGCCCGGCGGGTTCGTGAAGGCGAAAGTTTCCAACGTCGTGATGCTGTCCGAGCAGGCAGACGAGTATCTTGAGGTCACGGTTCTCGCGGCAGTCGGATCCGGCCCCGACAGCTCGTCCGGCATCTCCGAGACTGGCGAAGCGTGGGATCAGATCGCGGTGGAACTTGACGGAGCCAGCCCGCTTCCGTTCGGAGACATCGGCGGCGTCTGCTTCGTTGAGAACGGCGGCGCTGACCAGATCGACTACATCGCCGCGAACGACTTCGACACAGCAGCCGGCCGCACCGACAAGGACGCCACCAACCCGACGAAGTTGGTGAGGGACGTTCCCACGAAGGTCACGCTGATCATGACGCCGATGAGCGGACGGCCGGAGTTCCAGCACTTCGTGACCGTCGCGACATCGCCGTGGCGCGGGCCTCTCCAGTACGACATGGGAGCCGAGTAATGGCCGAGGAATTCGACCTGCAGGGCATTGCCCAGGAGATCCTGCGCTCACAGACAGACGCGCGGTTCGCCGGAGACAGCGTCCCCAACACGGATCAGGCGCAGGCCATCCCGGTGCTTTCGACGGACGCCGGCGAGATCGGGTCTGCCGTTCGGGTTTCGCTGCAGGCCGACTACGCCGAGCAGGGCGACACCGGCCCGGCGTTTCGCGGAACGCCGAACGACTTCGGATGGCGGCATCAGAACCGGATGGAGATCGGCGCCTACAGCGAGAGCTACGTCGGCGTCCAGATCGAGGCGGGCGGCGTTCTTGAGCTCAATCCAAACCGCGCCACGGTGTACTGGGTCAACGCACTCGGCTCGCTCAGCGTGCGGATCGCAGACATCTCCGACCCCGGGTCAGTGTCAGGTTTCGCTCCGACCCCGATCCGCTGCGTCTCGTTCGTGATCGTCCTCAATCGGTCTGGCGGCGCCACGGTGACCTGGCCGGACGGAACGCAGTGGTCGAAGGACGTCCGTGATCCGAATGGAGACGGCAGCGCGGCCGACAGCCTGCTGAACGCTCCCTCGGTCAGTTCGCGAGACGTCTTCGTGCTCCTGCATTTCCCGGGTCTTGCGACGATCGGATTCCTGTCCGGCAAGGATTTCGCCTGATGCTGGCCAGGAGGCTCATGAACGCGCCACGGACGGCGAAAACGCCGCGGGGCGATGCGAACTACATCGTGCGCGGTCAGACGACCGGCAGCACGTATATCGCGCTCTCAAAGCAGAAATGGGAATCTGGGTCCTTCAGGCGCCAGGCGCTGCTGGAGACCACGCTCTATTCGGACCCGCTCTACAAGAGCATGGTGGTCTTCCCCGATGCGGACGGAACGATCGGCATCATCGGAACAGGACCGTCGACCACGCCGGTGCAGACGCCGAAGTTCCCGGCCGGCCTGAACCTGGTTCGCTTCGGAACGGCGAGTGACGGCATTGCCGCAACGGCAGCCCAGTCATGGCCGTTCACGTCTCCCATGAGCGGTACGAGCGTTCACACTGCCTATCCGTTTTCGGGATCCAAGGTCGCCTTCGTTTCCGCTTCCTCCGGCTCCTCGCGCACCGTGATCGTGTCCGATTATGCCAGAGCGATCTCTTCGACCAGGAACTACACCAACACCGGATTCTTCCCTGTCTGCGGTGGCATCCTTGGCGTTCCCGCGGTGACTGGCGAGGCGTCCGTTTCGTCCTACTACACCGCATCCGGCACTTCGTATGTCCGGTTCGACGGCGTCCGCGACGCAGACCCATCGGCCTACCTCGTCACAGGTGTCTCCGCTCCGCTGGCGGTGAGCTGTTCGCCATACAGCCGCGGCATCTCTGCGAACACCGTGTCCCGGCACAAGAAGCAAACGTTCACCGGCGGATTCCAAGGCCCGGGCAAGACGAGCTGGGGCAGCTACTACCAGGAGACCATTGAGGTCGACGTCTACAACCCTGATGGCGGTTCAACGACAAGGATCATCGCCGGGAACTACTATCGCACGAAGATGCTCGACCGTCGCATCTGGTATCGAGCCGGGATCTGTCGATTCAACGGCGATGGAACGATCACACAGTTCGAGACCTGGCGCCAGGGTTTCAACGACGTCAGGCTGGTATGGGAGCAGGGTGGTCCGTCCTCGTCCCCTGGCGTGTGGTACGGCCAATACTGGCGATATGTGAGCGCGACGCAGGTCGGAAGCTTCCCGGCGCTTGCATCCGAGCTCCCGGCCGCAACCGGAACGCGTGTGAACATCACAGGCGTCTCGCGCAGCTACGTCATCGCGACGATCAACGGAACCGCGCTTTCATGCCTGGTGTCATTCGACGGATCGACCGTGACGCCGCTCACGAAGCTGGCAACGCCTCTTGCAGACATCGGGATCCTGGTCAACCAGTCGGACGGAACCTACTCGGCAGATGGTGGGCTGACCTGGACAACGCTGCCATTGGCGACAGAGACGCTGCCGACAGATCTCGGCGGGCAGCCGCTCTATTTGGTTTAGTCGCCGGCCGCCAACGACCGTGACAGCTCATCTGCGATGATTGGACCCAGGTCCGCGGCGGCGCTCTCCCCGACAACGCCATAAAAATCGAAGCGCGGCTTGTAGTCGATTTCCGGCACGAGCAGCGCGAGCAGTTTTGACGACTGGCCCGGGATCTCCTCGATCAGAAGAAGGCTTCCGGGCTGCTGCCTCGATGGCGCCCAGCCGACGCGCTTCCGAGCCAGAGCCTTCGACAGGAAGTCCCGTGGCAGGTTACCGTAGCGATCGACCTTGGCATCGGGACCCGGAATCAGGACACCTCGGCTCGTCGTTGCGTAATCGCCGGCAACGCGCTCTCCTCCGAAGATCTCAAGCTCCAGCCACTGCGCCTGCTGCCGCATGATGGTGATCAGGACAGCCGGATCACGCACTCCGTCATTGCGGGCAGGAAGGAAGGACGCGCCCTGAGCGGTGAACGGAACCGGCCTATCGAACACGCGAAGCATCGCGGTCTGAAGCCGCAGCTGCGTGACCCGGGCCCACCTGTTCAGGCCTGCGACGATTCCGTCAGACCAGTCCTTCCGGATGTAGGTGTCGGCATCCCGGTCGAACTCGGAGACATCAAGGTCGATGTCGATCCGCATCACTCGACCTCGATCTTGACCTTGACCCCAACGGCCTCTGCAATCGAGAGCGCGCGCGTCAGCGAGAAGAGGTTGTAGTCGCCCTGGATGATCGCGGAATGCGCAATCTGACGGAACGACGGCAGGCGCTTCTGGATGTCGACAGGCTTCATCCGGCGCTCACAGACACGCCTTGCAACGGCATCAAGCACGCTCTCCTTGAGCGCGCGCTCGGTGTCTGAGACGTGGGGTCTAACTGGTCCACCAAAATTCGGCATGGCGTCATGGATTCATAGCTTCATGAAACTCACAAACCCTTTGTTTTCAGTGAGTTCATGATTTTCGGCGGCCGGCTTATAGCTCGCCGTCACGCACCGCCCAGGCTTCGTCCCCCCGTTACTCCTTCATTCGCCGTCACGCACTGCAACACAGAACCGTCACGGCGTCGGCAACCGATCATCCCAGTCGGACGACACGGTCTCGTGCCGCTTCACCCGCGACAGCAGCGCCGACATGGTCTCCCGCCTGTCGTGACCGCGCGCAACGAGCAGCGCGATTGCCCGGCGCAGGACGGAGAGACCGCTGATCCTCGCTTCCCGGCGATCGGGCCGTGGCATCGCCTCAGCCGTCTCATCGAGTTCCAGGACGAACGCCGCCGACAGTGCCCAGTCGCAAGCACGGCCGTCCGGACGCCGGTTCTCGCGCAGCCGCCCGCGCCACGTCCTCGCCCGCTCCGCGACCTCGCGACGCTGCCTGGCTTTCCGTGCGGTGTAGGTTTCATCGTTCATGCGATCATGGAAAGCCCTGAGATCGCAAGCCACAAGCACCCATTCGCCGCGTGACGGCGAATGTGATTTTCGCATTGGATTCAACGCGTTAACGACTTGCTCGAGGTTTCGTGCTAGGCATGGTCTCGAAGGAGAAATTCCATGTCTGCATCGTCCATCGTCGGCGGCTTCGATGGCCTGTTTTCCGGCATCGCGCAGGCCGCAGCGATCTCGCACATCAACGCCATGAACCGCGCGCCGGAGAGCAACGGCGTCAATGCCGTCATCCGCGTCAGCCGCGCCCTGCAGCGCGAGCGCTCCGAGCATGCCCGGACCCGCGCTGCCCTGGACGAGGCTCTCGCCCGCGCCGAAGCCGCAGAGGCCATGCTTGTGAAGCTTGCCGAGGTCGGAGTGATCTGACGGCGACTTGCGCGTGACCTGCGCGTAGATCGCCATGACCTGCGCCCACAGGTGGTCACGAAAGTCAATCGGGTTTTACGGTCTCGCAACCCGATTTCTTGGGACTCCGCAGGATAGGCATTTCGGCGGGCCGGGATTGCGAATGCGATCCTGGCTCTCTTTCATGCTCAAGACAAACTAAAGGCCGTGGATCGCTCCACGGCCTCTTTTCATTCCCGGCGCGACCGTCTCAGTGAACCATCCGCAGCGACGGATGATCGACATCGCCAACGTCAGCGCGGAGCTGAGGCCGAGCCTCGCGCGCCTCGCGGTCCCGGCGCAGCCTGTCGGCCACCGCGGCCGCAGCCAGTCCGAACGCCTTCCGGGCGTCAGCATGCTCAGGCGCGTTGAAAAACGCCCTCGGCGCCACGCCAGGCTCGATGACCTGCTCCGGGATCACATACTTGAATGGCCCGGACTTCGGCACGTCCTGCACGCCGGCGATTGCCTTGCGGCCGGCCAGATGCTCTTCCTGAGCCGCCCTGGGCGCACGCAGGACGGCAATCGCCTCGTCCTTCGACATCCCGATAAGCCAGGCCTGAACGCCGTTCGGAAGGCCGCGCATGCCCGGCCACGGCGTCCCGATGCCGATCGACGCGACGCATCCGATCGCGCGGTTGATCATGCTGTCAGGGTCGTAGCGATCACCGATCTTGCGCTCGTCGCCCTGCGGCTGCGCGAGAGCCTCGTCAGCGATCTCGTCTGCAGCGCCGGCCGCGAAGCCGGGAACGCCGAGCAGCTTCTGGATCAGCGCGATGACGCCGTCACCGAGCGCGCCGATGGTGTTGAGAACGGCCACGATGGCGCGGCCGATAGCGTAGAGAATGGACTTCATGTTGGTTGCTCCAAGGTCGTGGGTGACCCTGTAGCAGGGTGAATCGCGGCTATGAAAGGGACAATCAGAACCGATTCGACTTCATGCGATGAGCATCGTACTCGTCGCGAGTCATCATTACGGTCGATCCATTCACGCGAACCGGGATGCACCGATCATCGTCGTCATCCCGGCGCTCGCGCAACTTCCCTCTGGCCCACTTGCCAAACATTCTCAGGAAGTCGCCGCGACACGCCTTGCAGCAGGTGACGCTGTAAACGGACTGATCGACAAGCCGGATCGGAGGAACAGGATCCTGCTCAATCGTGATCCTGGTGACGTTGCCATCCTGATTGACGACATGCCTGTCCTTGGTTCCACCGCTGTACCGGCGAGTCACTCCCCAGATCGCGGCGTCAAATTCGACCTCCCTGAAGATGGTGCTTTTGTCAGCTTCAGGAACAACTTCATGGACATCGTAAAAGCATTCGACGGATACGTGCCGCGAGTCCTCCATATCGCCGTTGCAGACCGGGCAGATCTCTACATTGCTCATGATTGGCGCTCCTGTCATCGCTCGTACGACGTCTGATACGATCCGTTGGCGTATCCGTCGGGCAACTTCTTTGCCTGCCCTGCAGCCAACGCCGCGTCGATCTGGGCGCGCATCTGAGCCGCCACGTCGCGCGGGTTGACTGGATTCCTGCGCGTTCTTAGGACGGCCGTCGAGACGCGCTGCGGCACCCGCGGAACCCGGATCTCGAAATGATCTGCCACCGGCCGGTCGGACCGCGCGCGACGCTCTGTTGTCTTGGCCTGAATGACCTCAAGCCGGGCCCGGCGCTTGGCATTCCGCGCTGCCTCGCGCACGGCTTCAGTTGCCTCGCGCGCCACCCTCTTCGCCGCCTCGGCGGCAGCGCGCCTCTTGGCAGCGGCCGCAGCCTTTGCAGCGTTTCTCTGTGCCTGCTTCTCGGCCGCGAGAACGGCCCTGGCAGCGCGCAGCTCCTCGGCCCTCTGCGCCTTTGCCGCGGCCTTGGCCTCGCCCTTCGCCGCCTGCGCTGCTTTCCTGGCCTCGCGCCTTTCGGCGTACGACATCGCCTTGCGAGCGTTGGCGGCGCCAATGACGCGCTTCTTCATCTCGGGAGACATCGGCTTCCGCTTGATGCGGATGCCCAGATCCATCATGCGCTTGCGCAGTGTGACGTGACTGACGCCGAAGCGATCCGCGACCTCCTGCACGTCGGGCCGGTCGAGCGGGTCCGCAAAGATCCTGCGCAGCTCCGCGTTGTCGTCCTCCGACCAGGCTCGGTTGCCGCGCGGAAGCTCGATGCCCTCGCGCATCGCCATGCTGAACATGGAGCCGTAGGTGCGGCCGACAGTCTTTGCGATCACGTACCGGTTCGTGCCGGCTGCGGCGAGCACGCGGACCTTCTCGATCTCGTCGGCCGACCAGTTCTTCGCATGGCCGCGGAACCCGGCTCCGCTGCTCGGCAGCGTGATGCCGTGCTTCGCCGCCTTCTCCTGAATCGTCGCAAGCGGCCGGCCGAGTGCGGCCTCGATCGACTTGCGGTCGGGCAGCGTCGCCGCGAGCTCGCGCAGCCGGTCAACCTCGGCGTCGGACCAGACAGCGAACTTGGTCGCAAAGCGGATGCCGTCCTTCGACGCGCGGCCCATGACGCCTGTGTACGGCCGTCCAAGAATCTCCGCGCACTGCTTCCCGGTTTTGCCGGCCGCAGCCAAGTTGCGCAGCCGCTCGATCTCGGCAGGCGACCAGTCCTTCGGACCGCGACCGGTGGACTTGGTCACGCCGCGCTCCTCTTGCGCTCAAGCTCATCGCGCATCTCGACGAGGATTCCGTAGACGGACGGATCCGGCATGCCCTCGCTAAGGTGCCAGACCGGCTCGAACGTTGCCGCCCGGCCACCAGTCCTCCACCGCGGATAGTCCGTGACGCCGCGCTGCTTCAAGGCGACGCGAACGACATGCTCCGACACGCCTTCGTGGAGCGCCGCAGCCTTGATGCCGCCCACCGACATCACGATGTCGACCAGCTTCGCCGCGTACCACGTCTCCAACTTCAGCTTGGGACCGCGCCGCCCGCGCTTCGGGACGCGCTTCGTCAGGCCGTGCCGGATCGCGAGAGACGTCAGGTACGAGCGCGGCTCACCGGTCTCATCGGAGACGTCGGAGACAGGGCGAGAGCGCATCATCTCGACGAGCTCCTGCTCACGCTCCGGCGTGTTCCTGCACCGGTGCGGAGCGCGCTGCTTTCCGGCCTGGCCGGCGCCAACGCGGGCAAGAGCGGACAGCACGGTTGTCGAGACGCCGGGCCAGCGATCCTGAAGGTCGCGGAGGCTCGCTCCAGACGCGACGGCGGCCGCAACGCGCTGCGGGTTCGGGAGATCGCTCATCGCGTCAGCCCCTTATCCCGGCAATACGAGACCCAGCTCTCGATCACCGTCCGCGCAAGCTCGGCGTCGCTGTCGTTGACGTGATCCGCAGCCGAGTAGCCATCGGTGCGCGACATCTCCTGCAGGCACCAATCGCGCTGCTCGACCGTCATCGGCTCCGTGCGACCGCAGTAAGCCCAGGCGCGCAGGACGCGTTCTTCCGGTGCGCAGACGCATGAAGAGCTGACCGCGTCAGCAATCCATCCATCATCAAGAACAGTCTCGGGCTGCGACCACTCCATGCCGCAGGCACATGCTACTTCGATACCGTGAAAAGGCGTGGTCATCGGCTTGCTCCTTCCGAATCCCCTCGACACCAAGGATGAATCAGATTTTCCTTGTCCGCAATATTTTGAATTTCGAAGGAATTAAGCCTGTAAACGCTGGCCGAAAGTTAAGTCATTAATTCTGGCGCAGATTTTTCCTTGAGAGACCGTTGACAGGATCGAGAACTCGTCGGATCATCCTTGCACGACGAGCCACGTTGGCTCCGGGTGCGTTCGTGAGTTCCGAAGTACGCAGCCTGTACGCTCAATCGAGCGTGTCACGCAATTTGGCATCTGGAGAGAACTTATGAACCAGGTCACCGATGACCTGCTCGCACGGATTCGCCGCCTGCGCGAATACGTTGAGGGCAAGCGCGCTGCTCGCAAGCAGCGCTACGACAACAAGCAGGACTACTTGGACTTCGTGAAGACGAACAAGGAGGACTCCAAGTGAGCGCCCGCGCTTTCATCTGGAACTTCCAGTCCGGCCGCGTCGACGTTACCGAGAACACGCTCGGCGGCACGGTCGAGATCATCGCGATCGGGCCGAAGGACGCCTTGGCTGAGTACGCCGACAGGCTGCTCTCCGACTACCACCCGATGGGCTACGGCACGACCGTGGACGACCCGAAGCCGGTCGGCATGGGCGAGGGCGCGTGGCGCATGAATGCGCGCCGGTATTCGAGCTGCGGGTGACGCCGTGAGCGCGACGACAAGCACCATCGAGACGATCCACGGCCCGGTCGAAGAGACCGTTGAGCAGCGCAGCCCCGGCCGGATTTCGCGCACCGCCACCGGCGACCGAAAGGCCGTGGAGGAGTGGGCATACGAGATGCGCAGCCTCTACGGATGGACGCGGTGGGGCGGGTGGATCGGCCCTGTCGAGAACCTGCAGGACGGCCAGGCGCGCTGCCAGTGCGTACACAATCGGGTGGAGCAACGCGGATGAAAGTCCACGTCACCGTTCACTCGATCGCCCGCTACGCGCAGCGCGTCCTGCGCACTCACGACGAGCGCCTGGACGACGAGTCCGTCCTGGCCGACCTGGGCGAAGAAACGATCGAGCGTATCCGCGCCGCGATCTTGGACGTCTGCGCCGATGTCGCCCGCGTCGGCGGCAGAGGCATCACCTGCGGCGGCATCGTCTACGTGATCGATGCCGGCAGGATCGTCACCCTCTATGCGACTGGCGCCGTCGATCTCGATGCGCGCCCGGAGCGACTGAAGCAGGCGCTGAAGGCGTGGCGCCCGGCCGAGATCGGAGCGGCGGCATGAGCATCTCCGACACCGTCCGAGAGATCATGGAGAACGCGATCAACGAGATCGAGTATCTCGACTGCGAACTCCTGGCGATTGCAATCAACGAGCGCATCTGCACATCGCTCTACATCTCGTTCGCGGGCTGCACCAAGGTCACGATCTACGAACCTCATCCAAGCGGCCACGTGCAGACGCTGTACTCGTTCACGGACCGCTCGCACCCGGACATGGACGACATCGACCTGACCTACGCCGTCGATGCCATCGTCGGAATCCAGTCAATCGACAAATGGAAGCGCAGCCGGAAGGCGCGCAAGGCGCGCAAAGAGCGCAAGGAGCTGAACCAATGAGGACCGCCAACGCGAAAAACTGGTCACAGACCGAGGTCGAGACAATCCGCACGATGGCCGCAGCCGGGGCGACGAAGAAGGACGTGGCCGAGGCCCTGAAGCGCAACATCTTCAGCGTGCGTTTGCAGGCAAACAAGCACGGCATCAAGTTCCACCGCATCTCGAACGCCGGCCGGCCGTGGTCGAGGGAGGACGAGGCCACGCTGCGCGATCTTGCCGCGTCCGGCATCGGACTTGGCGAGATGTCGAAGCGCCTGTCGCGCGAGATCTCCGGCATCCAGAAGCGCTGCCGATTGCTACGCATCAAGCTCAAGCGCGCCGAGTTTTCGGCTCTGAACTGGACGCCGGAGTTCATCGCGCAGATCGAGAACAACTTCCGCGGCGACAGCCCGAAGTCGATCCGCGAGATCGCCCGCAGCCTCGGCGTCTCCCACGCCACCCTGATCCGCGGCATGGCCCGATACGGCATCGAGAAGCAGCCCACGGCGTCCACGGTCTCTGCCGCCGCGCGCCGACAGGAGAGCATGGTGCGCGGCCTTCCCGACGCCATCCGTGACGCCATTCTTCTCGACTACGCGAACGGTGTTCCGCTTGACGTCATGAGCAAGCGATACGGCCGCACCGGGCGGCACCTGGCGCACATTGCGGTCAACGCAGGCGTCCGCAGGTTGACGCCGGCGAACCAGATCCACCCGGACGTGAAGGCGGCGATCTTGGCCGAGGTCGTCCGCAGCGACCGGCGCGCGGTACAGGACATTGCCGAGGCGCACGGTGTGGCCGTCAGCTCGATCAAGAAGATCGCCACGCGCGCCGGGGTGAGGATGGCAGTGCGGATCATGGAACGCGGGCCGGACGAGCCGAAGCATGAAGGATCGATCTGGACGCCGTCCTTCCTCGCCCAGGTCGGCGCGGCCTGGTCGGGCGGCGTGCCGACGCAGGAGATCATGCGGAAGTTCAAGCTGACGAAAGGCATGCTGCTCTCGGCCATGTTCCGCGCCGGGATTCAGCGCACCCTGGCGCCAAAGGTTCACAAGCCCAAGCAGCCGCCAAAGCCGCGGCCGAGGCGCGAGACGGTCACCGAGGCGCACCGGGCGCCCATCGTGATCTCGCCCACCTACGCGACGCCAGGCGCGGTCGGAACACGCCGCCGCCCGGTCAACCCGCGTGAACTCGCCGCCGAGATGCGCGCCGCGATCGACGCCAAGATCGCGGCCGGCGCGGTCACCAAGCTGCCGACGATGTGGGCGAGCGGATCCTTCGTCAGCATCTACGGCGCCGGAGCCTGACGATGGTTGACCTGCACCTCATCCGCGGCCGCATCGCCGCCGCCCAGGCCGAGCTGAAGGACGCGCTCCGGGAACTCGATGAAGCCCTGGCGAAGGATGGGCCCCCGGTGCTTGGCTACATGCTTCCGGTCGTGTTCCCCGACCTTGCGCCCGGCGAACCGGAGATCGAAATCCCGGAAGGCATTTCGAGCGGACCCGATCCTGAGCCGCCGCCGCCGCGCCACGGCAAGTTCGACCTGAGCGACTGGGACGATCCGTTTGCCGACGTGGACGAGACGCCGGTCGTCGTCGTCCAGGAGCGCCGTGTACGCGTCCACACGCCACCGGTTCCGTTCCGCGGCGAGGTGCGCCCGGACCCGGCTATTGACGGCGAGGATGTGATCCCTGATCTGCCGGCCGACGAACCGAAAACCGTCGAGCCCAAGGCCACGGAACCTGCGCCGGCCAGGCCGACCGTCAGGCGCACGCCGCGCCCGCTGCGGCCTCCGGCACCGGAGAAGCTGAAGAGCCTGATCGCGCTGACCGGAGAGCTGCCGCCAAGTGTATCGCACACGCGGGCGCCTGGACGGCCGATCGTGCAGGCGGCTGACGAGGCCGATGAGATTCCGTTCTGA